ATGGACGACCGAAACATCTCAAACGATGGCGTTGCCGCCGCTGCCAGCGAGTCAGTGAGGCAGGAAGTGCCGTACCGCTCTGGCTTTGTGGCTGTGGTCGGCCGACCGAACGTTGGCAAGTCTACGCTGATTAATGCTCTGATCGGCAAGCAGATTGCCATCGCCTCCTCCCGACCTGAGACCACGCGTAAAGCCATTCGCGGCATTCTGACCACTGATAATGCACAGCTTGTACTCGTGGATACGCCGGGCATTCACCGTCCGCGCACGCTGCTCGGCCAGCGTCTGAACGATGTGGTGGAGGAGTCGCTGTCTGACGTGGACGTGGTGGCGTTCTTGTTGCCGGCTGATCAGGAAATTGGCCCTGGTGACAAGCGTATTTTGTCCCGTCTGCGTACCGACTTTGCCACCAAGCGAGAGGACGGCTCGTTCGCGTGGCGCATCCCGCTGATTGCCATCGTCACCAAGATTGATGAACTCGGCCGTCAGCAGCTCATCAACAAGCTTATCGAGATCAACGAGTTCGCCGACTTTGCGGACATCGTGCCGGTGAGCGCCCTGAAGCATGACAATCTGGCCGAAGTGCGCAACGTGCTCATCGACCACACGCCCGAGGGACCGCAGATGTATCCGGACGACCAGATCAGCGAGGAGCGTCCCGAGGACACCATCGCCGAACTCGTGCGAGGCGCGTTCCTGGAGACGTTGGATGACGAGTTGCCGCATTCCCTGGCCGTGGTGGTCGATTCCATCGACTATCCGGAAGACAACGAGACCGGTCAGGGCTACGATGGCAAGGCTCAGGTCAATGTGTCCATTTATGTGGAGCGCGACTCCCAGAAGCCGATCATCATCGGCAAGGGCGCCTCGAACCTCACCTACGTCAAAAAGAAGCTGCGCACCCCGGTCAACCGCATCGTCGGCCAAAAAGCCAAGCTCGACCTCCACGTCAAGGTCGCCAAAGGCTGGCAGTCCGACCCCAAGCAACTAGAACGCCTCGGCTTCTAGGAATCGGCCTTCGGCCGGTTATAACAAAGGGAGATTCCAATGGAATCTCCCTTTTGCTGTACTCGAGCCCTGCTTACTTCTTCTTGGTGTAGTTCTGAATTGCTCATTTGAACGGCCCTTCCATAGTGTGTTCAACATGTTGGAATTATTGCGTTTAAACGTTATTTGCTACCTGCCCAAGTTAGGCATGTATCCAGTCATTCCGCAACATTCCGCAACAAATCTTCGGATTGAGTTGCGGAACGGGTTCGGCGTGGCGGAATCGACGGTGATTCACGCGGAAATATGAATATATCGCGGTGTATATAGATGTATAAGCATGTCTAAACCTGTGTAGACATGTATATTAACTATTTAACCGGTTGCTGCTTATTGGTTTAAACGGTTGACTGTGATTCGGTTAACCTCATAGCGGCTAATTGCTGCAATAATATCTCCGGTTAACTATTAAAACATGAGTCCGCTCATTTGATTAAATAAATACGTGTGATATGATGCAGACGGTAAAAGAAAAACCCGTGGGCCGGTTTAGCGAGCAGCCCACGGGTAAAGGAGACTAAGCATCTCCGGCTGCAATCATACCAGTCGGAGAGGAAATGGGCATGGAAGAAATGGGCTACCAGAACGCCAACCTGGTCTACGCGCTATCCTCGATAGGCCGATTGAACAAGCCACGCGGCGGCAAACTGGCCGTAAACACGATGGCCATAGCGACGCTCACCTATATGGCATTGAACACTTATGACTGGCCTCCCACGGAGAAGCTGCGTCAAGCGAATCTGCCTTGCCGCTATTACACGCTCGGCTGGCGAGCCATCTATGACGCGCTCGGCATGGGGCTGCTCAGCCAAGAACAGGTATCCGACGCTGATATTGACGTGGACGCTGCAATCAAGGCAAGAGAACGCACCGCACAGACGCGCATATCCCAGACATGGAAATACCTGCAAGACCAGAAGCTGATTAAATGTCTGCAACCCGCCTCGTTGGGCAAGAACGCCGGCTACCTCCTGTTATTGGGAACAGATGAGGAGAATCGTGAGGTTGAAGCCTATGCGAGGGAATGCTTGGGGATATGAGGAACGGTAGAATATTATCGCCTTTTGACCGGGCATGCCAGTCGCAAGAAACCTACTGGCATTTCACTCCACGGCAATAGCAATATGGCCCGGCTTCCTATCCTCCCATGAACGGGATGGCACGCACACCAGCGGGTGACTGTTCGGAAACCGGGCCATAAATGACATTTACAGTATACGTGACAGCCCGTACCGCCATGCCGGTATATCGCAATACGCGAAAACCGCCCCTCCGTCCAGCGTTACTGCTGGGGGAGGGGCGGTGGTATTTATTCGCTGCGACTACTTGCCGGCCATGCGTACCGGGTTGTATGCGACTCCGAATCCTGCGGCGATCAAACGCTCGATATTGACCTTATCGAAGACACAGCTCCAGTGCCATTATCCGTCATCAGAAAAGCCGTGGATTTTGATTGATGTAAGTTTTGGCACGCCAAAACTTACATCAATCAATGAAAAACGTCAAAAAACGCCCTATTTTTAGATGTCCATGTAAGTTTCAGATGACATCAACGTCATCTTCCCCTCATAAAGTGTCAGGAAAAGTTGAGGGTGAGTCGGTGCTTGGCACGTCCCATGATGGGGCTGAGGGAGACGGTCGAGGTGTGGGCTGAGGGGTGACGGGAGTGTCTGGCGCTGGGCGAGTGGTGTTGGTTGATGGTTGCTGTTGGATGGGTGCGGGTTGTGATTCGGATGTCCCGGCTGGCGCGGATGGTGCTTCTTCTGTTTGTTGAAGGACGCGCTGAGCTGAGAACGGGTTGGAAAATGGCCGCTTTGCCTTGCGGGAGTAGGGCTGAGCGGCTTTTTTCGTTTTAACCGGTTTTAACGGTTTTTAACCTGTTTTTACGAAAAATGTGGGCAAAATGTGGGCAAAAACTGGGCCTCGGAAAGCTACTCCCAAAACGTGAAAACCGCCCCTCCGTCCAGCGTTATGCCGGATGGAGGGGCGGTGTTTTTATGGTTATTCGGTTTTGGATGCCTTGGCCTTGAGGGTGCTTGCGCCGATGACGACGCCGATGGCCAGGGCGACGGCGTTGATGGTCGTCGCGGCCTGATCGGCCCACGTCCAGCCCCATACGGGGCCGAGGGTCTGCACGAGCACGCCGATGGCCGGCAGCACGATCAGCGCGAGCCATTTGAGCACGTCATAGGCTCGGTTCGGCAGCAGCCAATCGGGCACGGTCGGCTCCGTGCCGGCGGTCTTGGGTTCGGTGTTTTCGTCGGTCATATTGTCCTCGATTCTGCAGTTGGAACCTGGGAACCCCGCCCGGCTAAGGTGCGGGGTTCCCAGGTTGGGTTCGGGTTCTCAGTAGTTCAGTAGTGCAGCACTTCGCCGGGGTAGATCACGTTGGGGTTGCCGCTGCGATAGCCGGTGAGCTGCGTGTAGCCGATGCCGAGGCGGGCGGCGATGCCGCTGAGGGTGTCGCCCTCGCGGACGGTCACGGTACGGGTTGCCGGCGGCGCGTTGCTGCCGGTGGCGACGCTGCCGCCGCCGTTGTAGGTGACGACCTGACCGGGGTAGATCAGGTTGAGGTTGCCGCTGGGCACGCTCCACTTGGACAGCGGCCACAGGCCGGTGCGCGAGGCGATGCCGCTCATGGTGTCGCCGGAGCGGACGGCCACGCGGGTCGTGTTGGCCTGCGCGGCCTGCTGCGGCGCTACGGTCGCGGTGCCGGCGAGGCGCTGGTTGACGATCGCCATGACCTTGTCGTAGTTCGCGCCGAGCGCGTCGCGCCGCTGCTGGCCGTTGCCGTAGTCGCCACGGATGGTGGCGGTCGCGAGTGCCTGTAGGTCGATGGTCTGGGTCGGCGGCTTCTCGGTCTGCGGCGGGGTTGCGGGCTTGGCTGCGCCGGCGGGGTTGGCGTAGGCCTGCCACTGGCTTGCGTCGCCTCTGAAGTAGTTGAGGTCAAGCGGCCCGTTGTAGCCGCTGATCCAGCCGTTGGAGGTGTACTGGCGCATGGCCTCGCCGTAGATCGCGTAGTTCCACGGTCGGCTCTGGTAGCCGGTGGGCGCGTTGCTGGCGTACTGGGCGACCCACAGGCCGCAGTTGGCGCGCACGTCGCCGGGTATCTGGCCCAGCGCGCTGGCCTGCACGTACACCATCGGCCATACGCCGGTGAGCGTGTGGACGCGCTGGACGAACCGGCGAACCCAGTCGGAATTGCCCCACTGGGCGTTCTGATAGGACTCCCAGTCGAGCACGAGCACGGCCCTGCCGATGTAGTCCCTCGCCCGGCCGACGAAGTAGTCGGCCTCGGCCTCGGCGTTGTTGCCGCCGGCGTAGTGGTACAGGCCGAGGCTCTTGCCCCGGTCTGTCACGCACTTGGCCTGCGTGCGCCAACTGGAGTTCTCGAAGCCTACGCCCTGGGACACCTTGACTACGGCGAAGTCGTAGCTGGCGGTGCAGGTCACGTTCGAGCCCTGCCAGCCGGACACGTCGATGCCGACCATGTCGGCCATCGCGATCGCCGGCGTGCACGCGAGCAGCACGGCGAACAGTGCCGCGATGAGGGCCTGCAGCGGCTTGCTTCTGTTTTTGAATCTGCCCATTCGTTTTCCTTCCTATGTGTGGGGTGGGCATGAAATAGCCCCCGTCGGGGTCGGCGGGGGCTAAGCCTGTGGTTTTCTCGGGGCTATCGGCGCGTCCTGTATGTCCTGATTGACTTGGGTGCCGTGCCCGTTGCCACCAAGCGCGTGGTAGGTGGCGTAGACGCCTTCGGCGCGGGTTTTGAGGTCGTTGTCGGCGATACCGCCAGCGTCGACCATCTCACGCTGCATCTGCTCCAATTTGCACAGGAGCATGGTTTTCACCCCATCCTGCAGTGGGTCGAGACGCTGGTCGAGCTGGGTCAGGCTCGCGTCCACCTGATCGAGCCTTTTCGACAGGGCCGGGTCCGGTTTGCCCGCCTGGTCGATGCGGCGCAGTACCCATCCGGCGACCGTGCCGCCGCACGTGGTGATCACGGAGACCAGGATCGTTGCCCATACGGGTATCGTTCCGGTCATCAAGTCATGGCCTTCTTTCCTTTCGTCAGTTGATGTTCAGGGGCATGGTCGAGCCGGTGAAGAACGATTCGTCGCTGCCGGCCTCGGTGCAGATGATCTGATAGAACGCGGTGTCCTTGCCGGTCCGGCCTCGGAAGATGAGGCGCACGACACCGTCGGAGGGCACGGTTAAGCCGACGCGCAGGCGTCGGTTGTTGGCCCAGTTCTCGGACCGGCCCAATGTGGCGGATCGGGAGTCCCGGACCTCCATGAGGGGGCCTCGGAACGTGTCCGTGGCCTCGGCGGCGCCGCAGGACGCGACGAACGCGCACCTCACGCCCGCCGGCAGGCCGGAGACCACCCATTCGGCGTAGCCGCCGATGAGGTCGGACGAATGCCGCAGGATGATGCCCGGACTGCCCGGAGAACCCCACTGGTTGACGCTGCAGTCGAGACTCCTCGTGGGTTTCGGATCGCCCAGCATGGGGTTCGGGAACCAGTTATGTCGCATCATCGGCGCTCACCGCCGATCACTGCAGGGGCATCGAGCCTCCGTCGAACCACGGGAACCGGGGGAGGAGTTGTTGGACGGTCGGCCATTCGTCGCCCTCGTACACGGCCAAGGCCTCCAACGTCAAACTGCCCCCGCCATGGCAGAAGATGCTGCGGGTGCCGCCCCCGACGGTCTTCGCCGCCTTCCACGTGGCACCCGATGGGGTCGTGTCCGAGGCGAGCGGCGTGCCGCTCTCTATTTCCACGTTCAGCCCGCTGGTGGCCGTGTAGGCGACGACCACGACACGGCCCCATCTCATCAGTTCCGGCCACTCCTGAAAGTTGGCTAACGACCAGGTGCTGTTGTCGGCATGCGTGTAGCGGTAGCGCCCGTCGGCGAGGCGCTCGACATTCACGCCGCCGCTGCTGACCCACGTGTTTAACTGCTTGTGGCATGAGGGGTCGGTGTACAGGTTGGTGATGTAGCTCATGCGGCCACCACCCAGTCAGAGCGGCGGAGGCGAGCAGCCAGACAATGGCGTTTAGCCCTGCCCCCCCCATTGGTTAATGGCATGAGGTCGCCGTCGAAGTAGCCTTCGCCGAGTGCGCGCATCTGGTTCCAGTCGGCTTCCGTCATGAGCAGGGGCTGCGTGAAGTTGGCGCTGCCCGAATCGGGGCAGGCGAGCCGGATCAGGAATTCTCTGGTCGGCGTGAACTTGAGGGATGTTCTGCCTGCAGATGCGGCGGAGCACAGTGAATTCCAGGGGTCTAGCTCGGCGATGAGGACGTAGCCGTTGCGCACGGTGGACTGGTCTCCGACCACGTTCCAGATGTCCGTCTGGAACACGAGGCTCGTGTCCCGTGGCGTGTTGAACCACATTTGGACGAAGCAGTCCTGTCGGCCTTCCTGGGCGGTTATGGTGACGCCCTTCTGGTTGCCGGCGATCATGGAGACCGTGCTGTTGGTGGGGGTGTTGAGCATCATTCGCGGATACGTGAGGTTGCGCAGATACATGCCGTCTCCTTTCTGTTCTGGGCATGAAAAAAGCCACCCCGTGCGGAGTGGCTTTCGGAAAAATGGTTGTCGGTGTCGGGTTACTTCGCTTCGGCCAGCTGGGCCTCGAGCTCCTTGACCCTGCGTTGCAGTGCGGTTGCCTGTGCTTGGCTGATGGCGAGTTCGCGGGTCAGGGTGGCGTTACGGGCGCTCATGTTGTCGAGCACGTCGTTGGCGTCCGCCTGCACGAGGTTGTCGGTTGTGTTGTCTGCCATAAAACGTTCCTTTCCTGTTTAACTGTCCGCAAGTGGCGTGACTGAAATCGAAGTGCCATTAATGTTGCCGGAACAATAGTTTTCGAAATCACTGGTTCTCGGAGGGAAAACTGGATTATTTGCTGCGGATAATTTAAATCGAATCGATCCGTATACTTCAAGCGAATACAGTTGGAATGGATCGAGATTAACGACACGTCGATAACTCTCGTTTCCAACCGCGCTGTTGCTTTTTGGCTTATACGCAAATGCCATGACTGTAGTGTTTTTAAATAAAAAGCCGTCGTCGAACTTAATCGCGCCGGATTTATTCATGATTTTCACATAATAGTCGGCGTAGGCCGTAATAGTGACAGAAGCTGCCGGTGATGATCTGTTATCGAGAATCGCATCCACAAAGAGACTGTAAAAAGTTTCGAAATCAATAAGAACTTTCCCACTTTTTGTCGTTACGAAATTTAGATTGATGATATTGTCGTAGTCTTGTTTTGATTCGTAATTATCGAAACTGTCAAACCTCTTTATATACGTTTTATACTGCTTCGTCTGCTCCTTGTAAGCCATCTGCGAAAAAGCCTGATAGGTCAGAGGAACCATCTCCTTGCTGTTATAAGGGTTCATTACCGATAGTCCGGTTTCTACTCCGTACCCAATTCGTAGAACATCTTGACCGCTCGAATTAGTGACGTGAATGCCGCTGGAGGTCATTTCGACCTTCGGGTTCGAGCCGGAGGTGCGGAATATTGAGCCGGTGAACACGTAGCCGGCGAACTGGCCGGCCGCGATACGGTCCGACGTGATCGACTGGGCCGCGATGTTCCGGGCGACGATCGTGTTCGACGCGATCCTGTCGCCCGTGACCGACTGCGCGACGATCTTCGAAGCGTCCACGCTGTCGGCGGCCAGCTTGTCCACGGTCACGGCCAACGCGGCCAGTTTCTCGGTGGTGATGGCCCCCGAGACGATGTTGCCCGCGTTGACCGAGTTCGCGGCCAGCTTGCCCGCCACCACGCTGTTCGCGGCGAGCTTGTCGGCGGTCACCGCCAACGCGGCCAGCTTGTCCGTAGAAATGGCTCCGGCCACGATCTTGCTCGCGTCCACCGAGTTGGCGGCCAGCTTGTCCACGGTCACCGCGCCGGCGACGATGTTGCCCGCGTCCACGCTGTTGGCCGCGAGCTTGCCCGCCACCACCGAGTTGGCGGCGAGTTTGTCGGCGGTAACCGCCAAAGCGGCCAGCTTGTCCGTGGTGATGGCACCGGAGGCTATCTTGCCGGCGACTATCGCGTTCGCCGCCACCTTGTCCGTGGTGATCGCGCCGGCCACCAGCTTCTCCGTCGTGATGCTGTTCGCCGCCATGTTGGAGGCGACCACGCTGCCGGAGGCGAGAATGTTCGCGGCCACGATGTTGCGCTCATTCCACCGCGAACCGTCCCACACGTACACGCCGATGAAACGGCTGGACAACGGCACCAGCACGGATGCGCTGTTGTTCGGCTCGCCCAGCCAGTACGTGTAGAAATCCGCCAGCAGGGACGTGCTGTCGTTCGCAGCGCCGGACCATCTCGTCCAGTATTTCTGCGTCCTGTACCAGAAATCACCCTGACGCACGGTCACGCCGGAAAGCGTGGTCGGGTCGTCGGGCCCCTCGTACACGTTGTGCAAACCGTCCAACGATTTGCCCACGCTGTTGGCCTTGTCCAACGCGGACTGGGCCTTCGACGCGGCGATCGCGATGTCGGTCTTCGCCGACTCGATGGCCACATTGGCCTTGCCCGCTTCGGCTTTCGCGTCGGCAGCGTCCGACTTGGCCTGCGTGACGTCCTTCTTCGCCTGCGTCAGGTCGGACTTCGCCTGCGTGAGTTCCCTGTTCGCGTTGTCTATCGCGGTCTTGTTCGACGCGATCTGCTGGTTCGCGTTCGAGATGGCGGTCTTGTTATTGGCGATGTCCGATTTCGCCTGCGTCAGGTCGGACTTGGCCGTCGTCAGCTGCTTGTTCATGTTGCCGATGGCCGTCGTATTGCCGGCGATGTCCGATTTGGCTTGGGACAAGTCCTTCTGCGCGTTGGCCATCTGCTGCTTGTTGTCCCGCAGATCCTTGTCGAGCCTGTCCAAGTCGGCCTGCGAGACCGCGCTGGCGACCGTGATCGACGCGCCCACGCCCCAATCCGACTTGTTGCCGCTATGGTCCACGGAGCGCAGCGCGAACCAGTAGACGCGATACTCGAGGCCGGTGACGACGCAATGCCCGTCACGCGCCACGCTATCCCGGTATTTCCAGTTGCCGTTCGAATCGGAAATGCCGACCTCCACGTGGTCGAAGTCGAGCTCCATGCCGTCGCCGGCGTTGTTCCTGCCGTCCCACCGCACGTCAACCACGCCGAGCTTGCTGGTGAGTATCGGCTTGGACGGTATGCTCGGCGGCGTCACATCCGACGCCACCAAAGCCACCACCACGTTCGACCAGTCGCCAAACTTGTCCGAATACGTTGGCACGGCGCGCACGCGGAACTCATAGCGTTGCCCGCATTCCAAACCGCCGATGCCCAACGTCAGCCGCTGCGCGTCAGTCACGCCACCGGAAACCCACGGGGCGCCAGCCGTGTTCTTGCGGTATTCCACCCGGTACGAACTGATGTCGATGGCGGTGTTATCCGTCGCCTGCGAGACGGCGGCCCACTGCAGGGTAGCCAAACCCAAAGCCGTACCACGCGAACTGATATAGGCGTCCGTGGCCACGACCAAGCCGGTCACGGCCTTCGGCGTCCTATGATCCTTCTCCGGAGCGGGGATGCCGCCACCGGTACCGCCGTTGATGGCGCCACCGGTGATGCCCTGCACTCGTTTCGCCTGACGGACGGTCGCATCGTAAACCTTGTCGTTCAACACGACCGAAGCTTTGAACTGATTGGATTCCAAGCTCAACGTGACCTGCTGGACACGCACCTTCTCCCCATGCATGACAGTGGGCGCGGTGATCCAGTCACCCGGACGCCAATCGATGAGAGGAAGATTCGGAGCATCGTTGACACGCAGAGCCCTCGTATACTGGCCGCGCACGCGGGCCGCAGTATCCAAAGTGGACTGCATGTAAAGGGCGGCGGTATCATCATCGCTGATTCCCTGCTGGGAAAGATACGTCTCCCACTTGCCCCAAGGAGCAGGAGCCGCCGGATTATCCCTCGTGAAAGCCTTGTTGTTATCGCCCTGCACGAGAATATGCGAGGCCAATGCCTCGATGCTTTCCTCTTCCGGGGCTTCGAGCACATCATGCGCCAATTGGACGGAGATACGGCTCAGATCACGGCATAATGCCGTTGAGTCCATGTTCCAGATTTTCAATGTCCGCTTGTCGAAAGCCCAGTCGCAAATCTTGTTGCTGGCGAGATTCGCCAACGCGGTGAGACTGCTGATGCCCGGCGTGTAGGCGAGCGTCATGGCGCTCTTCCACGCAGCGCCCGCCGAATCCCTGCCCGTGTCGAAACCGCAGGTGACGGGGATACCGCCACGGGTCTTGTTCTCATCAAGGAACGTGCGCATGATCAGACCGGCAGAGGCCTTCTTGAACACGCGCTTGCCCTTATCGTCCCCGTCACCCTCCAGATGAGCGAGGTCGAGCATGAGCGCCTTGTTCAAAAGCCATGCGTAGGAGGGGCAGGTGAACGTCACCGTATCCGACGAGTCCAAGGCGTCACGGCTGCGGGAGATGAGCACGAAACGACCGTTCAACGGTTCCAGCCATTTGCCGCCATCGGACACTTCGACCGCGATTTCCAGACCGGTTTCGAGCTTGCGTTCGAGAATTGACCCATTCAACGCCTTACGGGAATACTCCAAGCGGAGAGCGCCCGTGTCGTCGTGCAGGAAACTCGCGGAAAACGAGGACGGCTGGGGGAGCAGGCCCAGAGTGTCACCGTTCGGCTTGTACGCCTTCAAACGGATGAAGAGGTTCTTCATAAGCGCCTTCCCGTCACCACCATGCGCGACGCACATGCATGAGCGCATCGCCCGTCGCGCCCGTGGCGGTGACCTTCAATCTGTACAGTTCGTAAATGTCAGGCCATACCTGCAGGATTCCGCCTGCCGGATAATCCAATCCGGTGGAAACGTCCGTGCCGGTCGGAGTCCAGGAGTTCGCATAGTCGGAACGCCATGCGCGCATGATGTCGGGCCTGATGTAAAGAGGTTTCGCACTGTCCGCAGCACCCGTCCAACTGATGCCGGTGTTCGACGTGGGGTCGGTCAGGGAGACGGAGGTGACGGTGCTGGGGAATCGGAAAACGATGTCGGTCAACGGGGCGTCTCCCCAGAAACCGTCGCCGGGGATACCGCCCTCGAACAATAGGCTCTCGGAATTGTTGGCCTCACCACGCCACATGGTGATGAAATCCGCCAACAGTGAAGTACTGTTGTTCGCTTCTCCCGACCATCTCGTCCAGAACCTGTTGATGGTGACGGGTTTCGGGAACACGAGACCGTCCTTGTTCAATGGCAATGGGCGATCCCAATATTCCGATTCATGCCACCATATGTCCGGCATGGCGAACTTCGCGGTGAACGACACCAGATTATTCGGATGGGAACTGTCATCGTCGGCGGTCAACGAGGTGAGCTCCACCCGCGTGGACTGCTCCACACCGTCCTTCACCCTCGTAAGAGTCAGGTTAGGCATGGAGCACAATCGCATGATTCGAGAGGATTCCTCATACACTTTCGGTGTGAAGGCGTCCACTTTCAACGTGATCTCACGCTCGTCGAACACGGGCGGAACACCCAGATTCAGGGTTCCGCTCACGCCAGGCACCGTAGTGACCGTTCTACGGGTGCTGATGCCCGGCATGAGCGTAGAGCCCACGATGACCAGACAGTTCTCCGTATCCAACACAACCCCGTTGAGCTTGTAGGACATGGTGGAGAGCATCGTTTCCTCCTACTGCAAAAGACCGAGACTCGCGTACTGGTCGAGCTTGTTGTTCTTCTGAACCTCGATTGGCGTCACGCTCGGATAGATGAACGTCTGGTTGTACGTGTCACCCGAACTGGTTTCGATGGGCATCGACCAGCCGCCGGACTTGGAACCGCCGTTCAACCCACCGGAAGGCATGGTGATCTGGCTGGTGCGCCGCGCGTCCGCAATGTATTTGCTGGGAATGCTGCCGGTCGCGTTTATAGCGGCCATGATTCCCCTGCCGTACAGGTTTTCCATGCTTTGCACGGCGGCCTTACGTATCACGTATTCACCGGTGCTCACGTCCGTGTAGGCGTTCAACGGCACCGAATCGCTCGTATTGTTGCCCTGACCGACCACACGGCCGGTCTTGGTGACACCCGAACCGGCGACCTCGCCGCCAGCGGCATTCCCCTTCTTGGTGAACAGGAATGTGGTGATGGAACGGGGAATACTGGACAAGGCGTTAACGAATGACCAAATACCGCTAAGAGCGGCCTTGGCGATAATGCTGGTCGAATGGTGCGTAGGGACACCGTTCACCGCACTGACGGCAGTAGCGGCGACGCTTGATGTATTGCCGCTGGCGCTCAACCAGGTACGCCAGCCAACTGGGATGCTGCGGACAGCGCCAGTCGCGTTGTTTGCGAACGGCGTGGTATTGCCCGAAGCGTTCAGTAATGAACCCCACCTGGTTGGCACGGCCATCACGGCACCCTTCGCACTGTTCGCAAACGGCGTCGTATTACCGGAAGAATCCAACGTAGTACCCCACCGAGTCGGGATAAGCAGCACCGCAATACGCGCATTGGCAGCCGGAACTGACGTATTGTCCGTCGCGTTTATATCCACGTTCGTGGTCGCGACGGTCTGCCCATCCTTCGCGGCATAGGACGATAGCTTCACCTGTGCCTGATCGTCATCGGCATTGATATCGAAGCTGACCCCTTTAGCAGCGGGAACCTTTTTCCTATCGAGGTCCTCCAGCTTCGGACTCGCGTTGTCAATCGCGTCCAACAGGATGTTGATCTGCTTCTTGCTGAGACCGAAATCCTTGAGCTTGCCCTTGATCTCGTCCAGCTTGTCTCCGGCATTGCCGGTGGCCAGCAGTTCGATTTCCTCTTTGGTGAGTCCGAGCGATTCCGCCAGCTTCTTCGCATCCTTGATCTTCTGGGAGGCGTCATCCTTAGCCTTCAACAGAATCTGAAGGTCAGAAGAACTGTCTTTCAACTTGTTGACTTCGGAATACACCTGATCCATGGTCGTGATGGCACCACTGTCGATGCCCTCCATCACGGTCGTGAAAATCGCCGTATTGCCTTCTCCTGGAAACAGGGCACGCAAGCTGCTCAAATACTGGGTGAGCGCCGCCTTGGTCTGCTCGGTCTCCGCCTTGAACAAGGTGGTGACCTCCTCGGGGGTCAGACCATAGATTTTCTGCAACTGTTGCGCCGCGTCGGCGGGAACGCCCATGCTGTCGGCGGTGGCGAGGAACTGCTTCGCCAATTCCGCCTGCTTGGCCTTCACCTCATCCGCGCTGGCACCGGACTCGACCATGCTCTTCAACAGGTCATGGCCGGAATTGCCCAGATTCTCCAACGCGGACTGCGCCTCGCGACCGGCCTCGCTCATCGTGTTGAACGAGCCAGTTACGCCCTGAATGCCAGCAGCGTTCGCATCCCAAACCGGGCCGCTCTGCGCGGCCAACTGATTGACGCGGGCTATCGCATCCCCGATATTGGAATACGTTTCACCGTATTCGGAAGCCGCGCTCAACGCATTCTGCTGAGCTGTGCGCTGACGTTCGGCCCAATCCGCAGCAGTCTGCTGAGCCTTGGCCAGCATCTGAGTGCGTTCGGCCTGAGTGGAAATGGCGATGGACACCGAATCGGAATCCTCACCAAGCTTGATGAGCTTCGTGGCATAACCCTCCGCATACCCGTTCGCTTTGGCAATGGCCTCGGAATTGGCTATGTACTCGTTGCGTTGATCCTCAAACGCGGTTTTCACCTTTTGCGCGGCCCTCGCCAGATCGGCGTTCTTGCCTATGCCATGACCGACGTTGACATTGTATTTCTCAATCGTCGCGTCAAGACTGTCAAGTGTCGCCTGGTATTCGGATTGCGAACCGGTCGCGGACTTGGTGAGATCACTGATGTTGAGACCGAGCTTCTTGGCCGCTTCGCTCGCCGAGTCGAAGCCGGTGGTCATGTCCGACCACCAGTCGAACTTCGTGCCGGAATAATCCGTGTTGTCGAAATTCTCCTTGATGGCCTTGCCGACCTCGGTGATTCCCTCGGCTGCGGACTGGGCGGAATCCGGTATCTTTCCCAACGCGGTGCGAATGTTCTCGGACGCCTGCTCATTGGCCTGTGAGGTCTTCACATACTCCGAATAGGCTGCGGTCACTACGGCCACACCTGCGGTCACGGCGGCTCCGACCGACCCGCCGAACGCGCCGAGTATGGCGTTCCCCGCGCCCTTGGCCAAAGCGCCGGTCTTACCGAGCACGCCGTTCGCGTTCCTCACGCTGTCGGCAATGCCCTTCAAAGCCGGGTTCGCGGCGACGAAACCGCTGACCGCATCCTTCATGCTTGAACCGGCGGTCTTGGTGGTCACACCGAGCCCGTTCAACGCCTTCTGGTATTCGACCATGCGTAGCGTGTTCTCGACCAGACCGGTTTTCACCGCGTTCCAAGCGGTAATGCCCGCCCTGCCGAACGTGGCGTACAAGCCTATCGCCGCCTGAATCGGTTCGGGCAGCACGCTGAACGCCTTGGCGGTGGCCTCTGCGGCCTTGGCGACCGTAGTGATAAGCGGCGCACTGGCCTTCAACGTGGCGGCGAGAGTGCCGCCGAACGTCTTGGACAACTGTCCCACGGTCTTCAGCAACTGGTTGAACGCGGGACTCGCATCGCCAACCGCCGAGAACACCTTCTGGAATCCTTCGGACACTCCCGACGAGAAGCCGCTGATGCCGTCCTTCGAGTTCTTCAGCAGACGGCTCGCGTTACTGGTGAACGAGCTGATCGTATTGCCCGCGTCGGTGAACATGCCCGCAGTGGTGTCACGCAGCTCGTAGGCTGCGGAACCGATATCGGAGAAGGCGTTGCGCATCTCGGTTTTCGCCGCTTCCGCGCCCTTGGCCCACGTTTTGAGCGTGGTCTGGAATTTGGCGGAGTTCACCGCACGGTCGGCCTTGCCTACAGCCGTGCTGAACCCTTCGAGCCCGTTCTGGCTTTCCGCCAACGCGGAGTACAGGCCCGTGGCGATGCCCCACACGCCCTTGAACGAGTCCTTCAGGTATCCGGCCTGTTCGACCACCTGCTTCATCGACGCGACGATCTCGCCGGTGGATCGGGTCTTATCCACCCAGTCGGCGAACTTCGAGGTCATATCACTGAAATAGGAGGCGGCGCGCGGCAGATACTGGCTGGTGCCGTCACCCAAACGGAGGAACGACTTCACCACGCTCTGCAATCCCGGATTGAGATTGTCCACGGCCTCGGAGGTGCGGGAGAAAATCGTGGAAAGCTCGCCGGCCTTGTCGGACTCGCGGATGATGTCCGCCAGCCCCTCGACCACCTTGCCCTCGCTGGAAGCGACGCCGGTCATACCGGGGATAAGCGTGCCGCTCACATCGTCCATCAGGCTTCTGATGGCCGGACGCGCCTTCTCATAGAACGCCTCGTCCATCGCGTCGCCGAAACCGGCGAGCTTCGTGGACGCGACGTCGATCTGGTCGCTGAACGTGGCGCCCTTGTCGCCCCACGCATGCTTGAGCACGACGAACGCCGCACCCAAGCCGGTGATGGCGGCGGGAGCCGCGAAAGCCGCCTTGCTCATGGCGCCGAGGCTGGCGGCGACGCCGAGCACGCTGGAGGAGAGGTTCACCGCGCCGGCGGACAATCCGCCGATGACGGTGCCCACCGCACCCAGCACGGGAACCTTCGTGTCCAACGTGTCGAACAGGTTCACCAATCGCTGGAACTGGTTGTTGACGCCACGCAGACCGGTAGCCCCGTAGAGCATGCCGTCGATGAGCTTGCCCATGTCCGTGGCATGCAATCGCGCGTAGATCTCCACGCTGCGCGGACGGGTCAGGTACATGAGGTGCGCGGAAGCCGCAGCCGACTTCAGGTCGAGGTCCATCTCCAGCTTGTCGTGGTCGTTCTGGAAATCACGGGCCTTGCGGCGAGCCTCGCTCACATCGAGGTCAAGGTCGGCCACATATTTGAAATCCTTGTCACGTCCGGCGAGATGGCCGGCAGTGTTCATGCGGTCGATGGCCTGCCTGTAGGAGTCCTCTATATCCTTGGGCAGGTTCACGTAATGGCGGCGCAGGTCGTCCAGCTCGCGTTTGAGCTTGTCGGCACCGTCCGTATAGAACTTGACGCGGGCTTCCTTACGGTTCAGCTCGTCGGTCTTACGGGCCACGTTCTCGAGGTCGGAAACGACCTTCGCATAACGGTCGATGTCGATGCGAATCTTCGCGCCCGGATCGTTCTCAAGCTGTTTGATTTCGCGTCTGATGCGGGCGATGGCGAGGTTCGCCTCTTTCATCTCCACGACGTTCGAACCCAACGGTTTGAACTTGAGAATCGCGTCCTGCAGGGTGCGGATACGACGCTTCGTCTTATCCAGCACGTCGATCTGCCGGTCGCCGTACTTGCGGGTGAGCGTGGACGCCTTGTCCATCGCGTCGCCGTACTGCTTCACCAGAGTCTTGTTGTGCTTGAACTTGGCGGAACTCGTATCGACCGAACGGTTGAACTTCTGGAATGAACGGTTGGCGGCTTCGACCCTCTGGCGCAGGGAACGCAGGTCGCGCAGCTGCTTGGTCAGATCGACCTTCGGGGAGATGTCACGCTCTTCGATATCCTGCACGGCCTTGCGCAGCGCGCTCGTATCGCCGCGCACCTCGACGGTCTTGGAGAGACGGTCGTTGTTGATACGCCGTTTCGTCGCCGTCCAGTTCGCGTCGTCCACGTCGATGTTCAGCGGAATGGTGAGGTTGTCATCTGCGTACTTGGCGAGCTTGCGGCGCAGTTCGAAACCGAACTCCGTGGTGTCCGGGTAGATGCTGATGCCAACGGCACCGCCCTCGTATACTGCCATTGGTGGACCTCTTTTCAGTTATCAGGAGGAGAACAGTGCCTTCATCGAATCGAGGCTCGCCTCGACCGGCTTTTCCGGCTGTTCCGTGTCCGGGGGAAGAATCGGAGTGAACTCGGGGTGCTTGCCCGCCTTGGTTTCCATGAGCCCGCACGTCAACGCGCCAACATGGTTGAAAATGCCAAGCAGAAGGCTCGTGTCCTGCGAATAACGGTGATAGGAGAGCATGCGTCGTGATTCGCCTTCATCGGCGGTCTCGGATTGCATGGGATGATTCAGCAGCCATTCGCGGTACAGTGACTCGTCATAACCAGACAAACCCTGCAGGAGCCTTACGAGGAACCCGCCGTCATACTTGTGGATGGCGGCGGGCATATCAAGGTTGTAGAAGCGTCTGAAGTCGCAGGTCAGTTCGACTGGGCAGTTTCGGTAGGCTTCCTCGACGCTTCGGATTTTCCCAGTTCGATCCGGTAGAACATGCTCAGGGCAAGGAATGCTGAGAACAGGACGTTGCCGTCACGGCCCGTGGCCCACTGTTCGTAAGCCTTCTCGTCCTTGGCGAGACCCTTGTAGAAATCATTGGAGATGGATACGACGCGGGCGACGAGCAGGGCTGCGTCCATTGGATCATCCTTGGCGTCGAGCCCCGGCATCTGAGTGTCCAGAAGCGTGAGAAGCACCGTGAAATCAGCGGACTGCTCCGCATTGAAGTCGCGTGCGGGAACCAGCTCTGGAAGCCCCTTCAACTCCGGGTATTCCTCGACAAGCTGGCCGAAAGTTTCGGGAAACTCCTTCTTCGGAGTCTCGGTGTCGTTTTTCTTGGCGGTCAATGCCGTCCTCCTATCCGTGAAGCCTATCCGTGAATGGAGAATCCCCATACGGCCCGGATAGGAAAACCGTATGGGGATGAATCAATGTCAGACGGTGGGAGCCGACTGCTTCACCTTGCTGAGAGTGGAAGGCTGGCCCGCGAGCCGGATATCCTTGCCAGCCTCGACTGTGGCTGGCGGGTCTCCACCATCCGCAGCGCGGATGGCTGCGGACCCTACTTGAAATCCTCCGGACTGAACAGCGCGTAGCCGCCGATCTCGCCGTTCGGGCCCTTCTTCAGAGCGTCGGTGGACTTGACCACCGCGTTGAAGCTGAACTCGGCGAACTCGTCGCCGGTCAGGTCGATGGTGTCGAACGTGAAATCGGTCTCCGGCAGATACAAGCCGAAGGACAGTTTGTCGCCGTCATCGTAGGCGAGGACGAACAAGGCGAGCTTCTGCACGATAGGCTTGATAGGCACGATCACGCCGCCGTTATCGCCCGTCCAACCGCCGGTGACCTTCTGCAGGGTCGCCTTGTCGCCCTGCACGCTGGCGCCACTGACCGTGATGGTCGGAGCCTCGGTGGAAGTGCGGGCAGCTGCCATCAGCCACGTGTCGATGGTGGTGGTGTCGCCGCCGTCCTTGCTGAAGCTGATCTTGTTGGAATTAGACGTATGACCGAGATTCTCCCAAGTGGGAGTTTCCCCGGCACCGACCTTCACGCTGCCGGAGTTCAACAGAAACTGTTTGACGCCGGCGGTCGGGACGGCGGTCTTGGCCGGGGCCGTAAACACGGTTCCTCGCGCGGCCTGAAGCAGCGCATCGCCGTTAATAGCCATGATGGTTCCTTTCGGATATTGGATTTGGGTAAAAGAAAAGGGCCGGCCATGTGGCCGACCCCTGTAGGTCAGATAAGGTCCCGCGCGTCCATTGATGCGTCGAAACCGTATTCCTTGATGTTCTTGCCTTGGTTCTCCTTGGCGTCGCTGCGACGCTGTGGGGAATCAATGCTGTTGATGCGGCTTATCTTGCCCGCCGAGGTTTTCTCCTCGAACGGCCACCCCATGACGGTGCGGTACAGGTTGCGGGCGAGGCCGCTCGGATTGTTCGTGTCGGCGGCGAGAACGGTGAACGATACGGTGAACCGCCACAAACCCCTATCGACCTGTTGGCCGGGAGACACCTCATAGAGAATCACTCGACCGTTCTCGGCCACGGCGTTCAGGTCGAGGTCGATTTCGCTGTACACTGCGACCGACGCCCAATCCTCGTTCGGATATTCCCTCTGCAGCAGCTCGTAGACGATCTGTTCGGCGTCGATGCTTTCACGCACGTCGATGGCGAGATGTTTGAAGATGTTGTCCATGACGGCCTACACCTTCAGTTTCGAGGCCACGTTGCGCATGGAATGCATGCCCGCCAAACGTCGTCCGGCCCGATTGTTGACATAACCGAACTCCAATGCTGAGGCAATCTCCGTACCCTCGCGCCCCTTGACGCTCAGCACGACATGATGGTCCTGCATGTGGCCGGGTCGTATGGAAACATCGATGCGATCCGACAAGTCCGCTCGGGCGACGGCATGGTTACGGTCGTTGACCGTTCCGGCCCCCATCTGCGCCTTGACCATGACGGCCGCTTTCTCGGCTGTTTCGAGGGTGATTTCGGGGCCGAACATGAGCGCTATGTCACGGCCTATTCTCGGTTTGATGGTCACGCGGCCCATCGGCGCCCACCTCCTTCGACCATTCGGGTTCCGGGATTCCGCCGGGCACGTAGCCGCCAATGACCACGCGGCGGCAGCGAACCTCCCAATGCTGGGAAAGCACGCTGCCGCTGCCACGCCATGTCGGATAGCCGTCTGCGTCATACCAGTCGCCCTTGTACCAGATGCGGGAGTGAATGTCGCCGGGCCATTCGCGTGCGAGAATCTGCAAGGGTGTGACCTCCTGCAGACCTCCGCCGTTCTGGCCGGAAGGACTTTTGTCTTCGGCGCCGGAAATGGAGAACATGCCGGCCTGCTGGGCTCGGCCCTCCACGGAGCACACGACCTTCACCGGGTCGCCCACCTGCTCGTGGTAGCCGCCATGCGCGTCCTGCACATGACGGCGGTTGACCACGACCACGTAATCCGTGTCGAACAATTGGCGGACGCCATGGCCGGTCAGCTCCGTACGGTCATACAGGTGGCCTCCGCCAAGCTCGTCGATATCCACCCCGTCGTAAAGGTGGCCCATGTCATACGTCTCCATAAGCGCCTCACATGCCGTAGGCGCGGTCGAGACCCGGATGCACGGTGCCAATCGGGCCCATCGAGTCGGAATGGCCTTCCAGCAGCGCCTTCTCGCGTTTCGACACGTACAGGTTCATGGAACCGTCCTTGCCTGGCGGATTGTCCTGAGCGTCGAAATTCGTGTACCCATAGGAGCCGTTCGATTCGGTCTTGAACTGCCGGTAGCGGACGATACGCAGCACCATCTGGCTCACCACGTAGCCGAGCGTGCGCTCCTTCAGCAGGCCGTTCTGGTAGCGCGGGGCGGCGTTCTGGCATTCGGCCTGAACCATGTCGGCGGCGATATTGCACTCGTTGAGCAGCCAGGCGTTGGGAAACCGGTCAAGGAGAAGGTCGGGCTGGTCAAGCGCGTTGACGCGCAGCCATTTCAGCCAGTCGATGGAATCGATGGAGGCCACGGCCCCTCCTTACTGTCAGAGCACGGAAGCCTTCGCGGTGCTGACGGCCTCCTGCAGGATCGGCATCATCGTGCCGTTGGCCCACAGGTCGTACTTGACCGGGGCGCCACCGGAGAACATGGCTCCGATGAAACCGTCGTTCACGCTCTTGTTGATGCCGTATTCGGCGTCCTGACCTTCGGCGGTCGGGCCGGAGGCGGTGAAACCAAGACCCGTATCGTTGAACGACGGGAACATGATGAACGTGCCGTTGGGAATCAGCGTGTTCGTGTCCACCGGCATCTTGAAGCCGTTGCTGACCTCGAGGTCGGTGTACAGCACGTCGATCATGCGAACGTCGGCAAGGCCGCAGGCGGTACGCAGCACGTCCAGCACCTCGGCGCGGGTCAGGCGCGGCTTCGAGTTGGCGAGGGAGACGCCCGTGTATTCGGTGATGAACGACTCGTTGGTGCGCAGCGCGTCGATGACCTTGCTGGTGGTCAGCGCGGCACCCGGAGTACGGCCACGCTCCTTCTTGATGGCGTCCACCCACTTCTGCACGTCCGTGACCGGATCGGACTTCACGTCCGACCAGACGGTGGCGGGAGTGAGCTTGGAGATGCTGCTCGGACGGTCGAACGTCCACGTGTTGGCCTTCAGGCCGTTCTCCTTGACGGTGATCTTCGCGTCAACCATGGCGGCGATACGGGCCAGTTCGATGCGCACGGCGGCTTCCTGACCCAATTGGGTGAAGATTTCCACGGCCTTGTCGTGCAGCCACGCGGAATCGCCCGTGTGGTTGATGACATCGCGTTCGGAGATGTGGCCCATCTTCGACAGCGGGATGAGACCCGTGTAGTTTTCGCCGGACTGGGCGACGGTCTTGCCGTAAGCGGCCTCCGCGTCCCAGGCGCGGAACTTCATGGCATCGGTCTCCTTCGGCGGGATGATCTTCTGCCATGTCACCGTGTCCTTGCCGTCGTTCGACTTGACGGGGAACACGGAGCCGAACGGCAGCAGGCCGTCGATGAAATCGAAGCCGGACTGCACGACGCCCGACGCCTCGGACGGGCTGATGATGTTCTTCTCAAGGGTTCCACTCATTGAGGGTTCCTTTCAGGTATACGAAAGCCCGCCACAATGGGCGGGCTTATAAGGGTTGTTGGATTGGTTACTTGGCGACGCCGGCGGTCTTGAGCGCGGTCACGATGTCCGCCGCGGTGGCGCTCGGCGCGAGAGTCACCTGCTTGACACCGCCGAGCGCGTTCGCCGTGGCGGCTGGCAGCGTATAGGCGGGGGGAATCGTCGGCTTGTCCTTCAGGCTGTTGTAGGAGCCGTCGAAGGAGCTGATGCCCGCGCCGATGGCGGTGCGAGCTGCGGCGGCATCGCTGGCGGTCAGGATGCTGCGGCCGACAGCGGAAGCGTCGGTGATGTTCGCTGCGGTGATCGTGGTCGGGGTTGACGGGCCGGAGGTGGCCGAAGCATTGGACAGCGGGGTGACGGTATCGTCCTCGATGTCGAAGAAACTGCCGCCCCACACCGCGCCGTCGGCGGGAACGACCGGCAGCTTGCTCTTGATGATGTCGCCACGGTAGCGCATGCCGACGTTCGCGCCGTTGACCACATCCCAGCCGCCGAACGTGACGCTGATCTCCACCATGCTTTCCAGCAGGCCGGCGATCTTGTTCTGACGGCCATCGGTAGCATTCGGGTCATACGGGCCGTATGCTCCGGAGGCGGTGATCTTGGCCAGCGGGATGCCGCTCTTGATCCAGATGGTCGTGGCCTTGTCGCCGAGACCGGTCAGGTACTTGTCGCGCTTCGTCTCATCTTTCACGTTGAACGTGGACAGGTCGAGGGTGACGCTCACGGTGCCGTCGTCGGTGTGGTTGCCGAAACGCCACTCGTTGTTCTCCTCCACGGTCACGATGCCGGTGGAGCGCACATTCTCGTATGCCATGTGCTTTTCCTTTCGATTAAATGTTTGTGGTTACTTTGCGGAGCGGGCTTGGCGCCTCTGCTCCTGACGTGCCTTGGCGGCGGCGTATCCGTCTGCGTATGTGCCGGAACGAATCTTCGGGGCTCCCTCGCCACGGGTGCGCGCCCCCTGCTCGGCCTTCTCACGGACGGGTTCGGATTCCGTCGGAGCCGCGACCGGGTTGAGCGCCGCGTACTTCTCGGCCCATTCGGAAATCTTCTCCGGTTCGGTCTCACCGCACAGGGCGAACACATCATCGCTGATCTGAGGGTGGGCCTTCTGTGCCTTCATGCGCGCGTTCTCCACCTGCAAGTCGTGCAGCTGGCTTTGGGATTCCTCGTAGGCGGCTTCGGTCTTGCGAAGCTGCTCGTAGTTGTCCTTGGCCTGCTTCTCGTGCTTGCGGGACAATGCCTTCCAGTCGGGGCCGTTTTCCATCTCATCGACACTGTTCGCGGCGAGCTTGTCGGCGGTCGCTGCGTTGGCGATGATGCTCTGGGGAGTCACGCTGTTCGCGGCGAGGGAGGCCGCGATGACGGGACCAGTGATCGGGCTGTTTGCGGTGGAAACCGTGCCGGTATCGGCCGTGACGGTCTGGCCGGCGTTCTGAGAACCGTCCGTGACGGTCTGATTCTCCTGATTGTTAGCCATGATGGCCTTTCTGTGTCAGGCAGCGGTGCCGAGCATCGACTGCACTTGGTTGAGCAGGGCACGTTGGTATGCCCATGATTGCCTCAGATGAATCGACGGCTTGAACCTGTAGGTTCGGCCCTCGTATCTGAAGGAGACTTCCTTGCCGGTGTCGGACACCTGCTTGTAGCGTTTGGAGAACTCGATCGCACGGTCCTTCATCCGCTGGAACTGCTGGAGCGTGGTTTTCCGGTCCGGCGTGGTCCACTTGTCGGAATCCTTGCCGGGAACCGAATTGGGTGTATCCCTCGCGTCCTGCGCCATGAGAATCGGGCCGAGCTCGCCGTGCGTGATGGTCTTGACCCGCACGTTCTTCAACGCCGCCGCCGTGGTGCCTCCGGCCTGCGCGTAAAGCTTCTTGAGATCGTCGGAGTTCAACTGGAATCCGGGATCATAATCGGAGCCTGCCGGGGCGACGCCGCACTTGCAGTTCGCGTGCAGGGGGAGCAGGGCACCGGTCGAATACCATCGGTCGGAGGCCGCTATGCACAGGCCGCACGAGCCGGAACGGGAAAGCTCCGGGTGAAGCACTCTGCGATATTCGAGCACCTTGCTGCCCCGATACCGGCCCAATGTGGCGTCTGTGGAGGCGCGCTCCACGTCATCCCAGACGTTGGTCTGCAATCGTTGCAACGCGGATTGCAGCCACTTGTTGACCTCATCGAACAGCTCATCGCCCTTCTTGGGCCATGTCTCCGGCCTTATATCGGGGTTCTTGACGGCTTCGCCGCGATACGATTCAGCAGGGCGCGCGGCCACAAGCCACGGGTCGGTGTTGACCCTCGGATAGACGAGCTGCTGCACATTACCGGCAGGAGTGACGCCCACCATGCGCAGCGTCTGGTCGGCGTAGCTGACGCCCAGCCTGCGCACCTGGCCTATCAGGGCCAGCTCCAGCAAAGCGAGCCTCGCAGCGGCGCCATAGGTCACGGCGTCGTTCCACCAGTCGGCTGGCGTGAGGCTGAGCCACATGGTGCGGGCCAGCCTCACGTACTCGTTGACGAGTCTCTGACGCGAGGATTGGAGCGCGTTGGACGCGACCTCCAAGGTCATGACGGCCATCATTCACCGTCCACGGTCGGAGGTTCATCCGCCTGCACCACGTCGTTTTCACTCGTGGTATCGGGGAACGCGAGAGAATCCGTCTCGTCGGGCAGAACACCCGCCGACTGCTGCGCGGTCTTGCCTTCGATCATTGCGTTCTCGGAGGCCATGGCCTGCGCGAACTGCGTGTCCATGAGGTCCTGCATCGCCTCGGCTATCTCGATCTCGGTCATGCCGTAGCTACGGCGCATGTTCGTCTTGACGGGCAGAATGCCCTTCGAATAGTTCGCCGCCTGAGCCTGCTCCAACTGGGATGGCGGGTTGATGGGCTTCCACACGGTCTCGAACCGTTCGCCTGCGGCACTGTTGCCATCGGCCTCCAACGCCATGCGCATGAGACGGGTGAACCCGTCATTGGCACGCGCGTTCATGTCCTCGACCTTGAACACCAGACCCTCGCGCTTCAGCTGTGCGCCTTCCGCGCTGCCGGAGACATCGGGGCTGAGAATATCCAACGGCGTTCCCGAGGAAGCGGCGAGATGCTTGATGTCGGAAGCCACGGCGGTGATGAGCGGATTGATGTCCGTGACACCGGACTCCCAGAACTTAGCGTCACCGGGAACCAGCCACAATGCGTCGGGCCCCTGCTGGAACAGATCCTTGTAGTCGATCCGGTCCCCGGCCTGAGCCAATCCGTCACGCACCTGCGGGTCGGATTCCTTGTAGAACTGGGGCATGTTGCTCATCGACACCGCACGCTGTTTGAACGCCTGCAATTCCTGAATGCAGAAACGCTGGAACCGCTGCTGGTCGATGCTGCCCAACGTGGGGATATGCGGCTCGAACTGGCCCTTGCCGCCCGGCGCGTGCATGCGCACGACGGGAAGGCATTCGCATTTCTCCGCGAAATCGTAGGTGCTTTCCGCACCGCCATCCCACTGGAACGTGGGTGACAGGGTTGGGCGAAGCTTGGAATCGTCGTTGGCGATGCCGTAGATCTCCTCCTCGTCGCCCTCGTCCAGAAGACTGCGACTATCGGTCTCGTTGTAGGCGATATGACAGTAGACGTCCTTTACACTGCCGTCATCATTGCGTATCAGACGGTAGAGGGCGAGATATTCGCGGCCCTCACTGGCCTTGTACCAGTAGTTGACCGCCGAATCCTCGTCCGAGGAGACGTACGTGTTCCACGGGCTGAGCACCGTGATATGCGATGGCAGCTTGTTCTTGTTGACCAATGCGTAGGCGTTGCCGTACACGGCGAGATCATGGAACATCTGACGGCTCTTCAATTCCATGCGGCACTGAGCCCACATGTCGTCCGCCTTCGTGGAACGCATCGTCTTGTCCGCGATAAGCCTGAAACCGGTGGGCCTCTGACGGTGTATCACCGCGTCGGCGATGGCCTTCGCCAAATCCAGCTGGCAGATGGAGATGAACCTCTGATACACCGCGTAGCCGGACTGGTTCGTGCTTTTCGGAATCGACTTGACCGGCACCTGCTCCTTGCCGTCGTAGAACGTCTTCAACGTGCACAGGGTCGGGATGCGGGATACGAGGCCGTTCGCCAGCTGAGTCAGCAGCATGGCATCGCCGTCAGGCTCCTCATCGCCGGGGATAAGGCTCTGCAATTCGGCCAATGCGGCCTCCTTTCATCAGGTTCACCAGACGCGCATGGGGACGAACGACTCCTCTTCGTTGGAAACCGTGGCGCCCAGGTAGATGTCGCGGGCACGGTAGGCGAGAAGCCCGGCCATGGCCGCGTCGATCTTATGTGGGCTGTTCTGGGTCTCCTTGAACACGAGGTATCCTTCGGGCCTGTCCTTGCGGCGTCCGTTACGGAAATGGTCGATGAGCCGAGGGTCGGCGAACAGTTGGATGTTCGTCACATCGGGCTCGTCGTATTTGGATACGGTTCTCATGGGCTCGTTGAACGCGGCACGCATGGTCTTCAATTCGCTCATCACGTCACGCTTGTAGCCGTTCATCGGGAAGCGGATATGCGAGCCGTTCGACCTCGGATACACCTGAAGCCTGTCGCCGTAATCCAATTCCCATTGCGCGATGTACGGCTCCCATTCGTCCGTGTCCGCGAACATGCCGACCACGTTGTAATGGTTGAACACCCAACGCACCCTGCCGTCGAACGAATCACGGTCAACGCGCCATTTCGCGCCCTGCGGGCCGTCCGGCTTCTGCTCCAATTTGATGAGGAACAGCATGCCGTCGCGTATCCTGCAGCCCACCAGCGCGGTGGAATCGTCGGACACGGAACCATCGAAGCCCAATGTGATCTCGTCAGTGTCGGAGACCACCTGCTGCCAAGCGTTGTTCAACTGGTTCAGGTCACGAGAGGCGATGGCCTTGTCCACGATGTCGCGGTGAACCGCATGCGATTTGATCATGTCCTCGGTCAGCCACGCATCCACGGCGGAGGCCAGCGAGTTCAAGTAGAACCTGATGGCGTTGTTCGGGTCGTATGCGGGGTCGAGAATCTTCTTCACGGTTCGCCGCAGATCGCACCAACCGTACTTCGAGGGGCCGGGCTCGACGCCTTCGTCCCTCAACGACCAGCCTTCGGCGGAACGCCCGTCAGGGCCGACCGGAACCATTCGCCCATCGGGAAGGAAGATGTAATCCTTGCCGTCGGGCGATTTCATCGCGGAACCGTACGCCTCGTAGATCGCATGCTCAAGCTTCCCGTCGTCGGCGAAATCATCCAACGCCAAGTCGGCGTAACGATGGTCGAACAACAGGTCCTCCCATCCGCGCAGACGGCCCTCCATGAGATCATGCGCCGTCTTGAACGCGCGTTCGGCCACGCTGTCCTCGCCCGGCTGATACATGGTCGTGGTCATCAGATACCACGGGTCGGCGGCGACGCCACGCTTCGTAAGATTCTGCGTCATGATGTCGAACAGGTCACGCAGACGCTTGTTGCTGTACTGGTGAACCTCGTCGAAGCACACGAACGTCTGAAGGCCACCGTCCTTGCTTCGTGCGGCGGCGGTCGAATAGCGTATCTCCATGCCGGTCTTCGGCCACAGGATACGGGTCTTGCCCGCATCCATGCCATCGCCGGCAAGGAACCTCAGATATCCTTCGGTGCAGTTGTAGTAGATGGTGTCGTAGACCTCGCCGGTCTGCTCTTCGGCGGTGGCCAGACACACCACGAGAGGCGATTTCACGGGACGGCCCATCGGCTCGCCCTTGTGATACCGGTAGGTCTTTCCGAGAAACGTGTAGGTTTCCCCGCCTTTCGCCCAACCAGCGAACCGGCACGGGCCGAAAGCCTCGAACATCGCTATCTCGGCGGCGAAACCGCTCTTGTTGCAGCCCTTCGGACGGGCGAGGAACACCTGGCCGAACCTGCGCCGCCCATTACGGTCAAGCGCATAGCAGTCGATGATGAACTGGAAGTATTCGGGGGAGTGGCGGATACGCATTCCCTTCGCGTCTCCGCGCCCGATGAGCGTGAACGTCTCAATCCACCACACCGCCAGACGGCCCAGCGAACGCTGCCTGTCCTTCGCTGTCAGCTTGGGAATGACGTCATGCATCAGAGCACCGCCCGCGCACGATCATCGAAATCATTGTTCGGGTCATCGGGAATCTGGAAGCCCACGATCCCAGCGGCCATATCATTGGCCTGCGGCTCCTCCATCTTCAGCTTACGTTTAGCGTCGGGGGTATCACCGTACTGGTTCATGGACTGGCGCATCTCCGGGGCCAGACCGTCATAGGAGCGTTTCTTGATGCTCTTGTCCATGACGGCCAGCTTGTAGAAGAAATTCCACCACTCCCACTTCGTGCGCAACTGGCGCGCCTGAGGGGTGCGGCGGAAAGCGTCATAGTATTTACGGACAAACGGGCTCCACACCCCATCAAGAAGATTCAGTTCGGAAGCGTCCGGCAGCTCGGGACCAATGGGCTCCAATTCCTCGAACGTCCAATCCTCCGGCACCTTATCCAACGGGGCTTCGGAAGCATAGCCTCCACCAGTCTTAGGCTTCGCCGCCTTCCTGCCATTCCCAGCCATGATTCACCAGCCTTCAGCCCATGACGGGCTTCGTTCTGCAGAAGATGCGTCAGACGTGGCGTCGCACGCACCTGTAATGGAAAATCGCCCGATTCTCGAACGACGGCTCACCACCGTCCTCGGGCGGGACAATCCACGCGGGAGTACCGGCGTCCGGACTGTCAATGTCTTTTGAAACAGGCTTGCCGCACCCCTTGCAAGTGCCATCACACTTGGCCCAGATATCAGCCTCCGTGAAAGCCCCATACGTCATGCTCCGCACAGGCTCGGGAGTCAAAGGCTCCGATTCGATAATCGGATTGGGGTCACTGGCCAACGTCGTATACGGGTGCTTCGCCCGAAACCGTTGAAACCGCTTGCGACAAGTAGGGGAACAGAAAATCTTCGAGCATCGGGTCAACTGGAACGCCATACCGCACATCGGACACACACGGGCACGGATAGGCGTCACCGGCCTACCGGAATAAGCCTTACGATTGTAATGGCTACGGCACAATCCATCGGCCACGGCAAGCTCGCCGCAACCCGTTACGAGACAGTCCGTCGATACGCCGGACGCGAATACCATTCCCGCTCCTTCCGGCGTTCCCGGTTCACCTGACGCTGCTGCGCCGACTCCATGCATGTTTTCTGCTCGTGATGGTATTGGCACAGGGATTGCAGGTTCTCGGGGGAGTCATCGTCATGCAACGGGTTGCGAACCTTGTGATCCACCTGATTGGCCGGACGGCCACAGATATGAGTGAAGCCGAACTCGTCGGTCACCGGCCACTGGCAGCGATGATGATCACGCTCCAATATCAGCTTGCGAGTCCGCTCCCAACCCGGATTGAACCGTTCCCTACGATTCGAACTCGACCAAGCCACGATGACTCCTTATGTATAAGGGGGCGGAGCCGGTGGAAGCGTGGCGAGCGAGCATTCCAACGGGGTTAATCCAAATACAGGGGAGTTGGTCCACGAGCCACCGGTTCCTAGAGGCAATCCCGAGAATCGAACTCGAACCTGCGCTTTACGAGAGCGCCGCTCTTCCAATGAGCTAGAATGCCACGCCTCCCACTAGAGGGAGCGCTATTCAGTTATTGCCGTACGGCATGGCGTGAAGCCGCCGCCGGCGACTGGCGATGACTGAGAAGCTGTCACCGCCAAGAGCTGCCCCTTCTCAAGGCATCGCATACCCGGGAAGAATCGAACTTCCGTAACCGGTTTTGGAGACCGGTGCCTGAACCACTCGGCCACGGGCATATAGGTCGTAATCCTTTATCCGTGGACGTGCGACCAGCCGTCCCAGTGGAGAGAGTGGGAGTCGAACCCACACGCCCGTCAAGGCAGACTGTTTTCGGAACAGTTGTCGCCGCCAATCGACTGGCCTCTCCAAATCTCGCAACGCGCCGCACGAATATAATGCGACGATCTCCGGGCGCTACCCGACGTTCTCTGCGACCGGGACACCCTAGGTATTCAGCCCCAGTCCTAACAACCAGATATTTGGCACTACATTGCGATTGTGGCGGCAGAGAGAATCGAACTCCCATTGCCAAAGGCAGTCGGGTTACAGCCGACGCGCACTCCACGTGCCTACCGCCAGACCCCGATTGTGGCGCGACCCGTAGGTCATCCACCCCCAGCCCCTACGTAGCAGACCAGATCGGGAAAACAAAGGCCGCTTCATAGAAACGACCTAGGAAACTCCTTCTACGATATGTAGATGAGCTAAGAATTGCGAGGTGGTGGATTGCGTTTTACCACCAACGCCGAGCATGTGATGCACTTACCGTGTACCGCTGTAGCGTTCCTCGTCACACTTCCCCCGCTAAAGGGTGCCGCTAAGCCGTGACGCAGCCTTAACCCGGCATACATGCAATCCGGGTTTATTCAGCCAACCTCATAAAGCACCAAGGGAGCGACCCTCGATACTTCGCGGACGGTGCGAGATTCGAACTCGCGGAACGCCAAAACGACGTTCGGCGGCTTAGCAAGCCACTGCAATCAACCGGACTCTGCCAACCGTCCACACCGCGCCCCGGTTCAAGAAACGACACCAACACTGTCTGTTGATGTGATCTAAAGGCGCGGCAAAAAACAAAACCCCGACGCCAATGGCATACGGGGTGAATAACAATATGTCAGGAATCTGAGCCTTGCTCCAATCCCCGACAATCCATCTAAACGACAGTTTACTCATAACAAGCGTTGCAACAAGCGTTGCATAGAAACCGGAAAAGACCACAGCCCGAAAACCGTTGCAATCATTGGTGCGACACACCATGTCACGCTAATTCAAAAAAGTCTGGGAGCGGCATTCACGGGCGAAACCAGACACCTAGCGGCCAAATGTATAACGGGTGCCGGTACCCCTCTCCGCCCCTATGTTGGTGGTCGTGGTACCCGTGTGTGCATGTACCTATGCGTTGTTGCCTGAGTGTGAGCGTGACGTGAGTGTGTCGTGGGCGTGGTTGCGTCACCTGAGTGTGAGGGTGACGTGGTGGTCGTGTTGTACGGCTGTCCTGACTGTCTCGTGTCCCTCTCCGTCTATCCGTCCGCGTGAGTCCGTCACGTGGTGGTGACGTGGCCTATCCGTCTGTGAGTTGTGACGTGGTGGTGTGCCTCTATGTCATGGCTGTGTCTGTGTCTGCGGGTCTGTGACCTGGTGGTGTGTTGCGTGGTGTCGTGCCGCGCGGTTTTTGTGTCGTGTTTTGTGGGTTTCGACACGCCGAGAGATGCGAGTGTTTGCAACGGGTTGCGTGGTGTCGTGCCGTACCTGATTTGCACTCCCAGTTGGGAGTGTGTATAGTGGGAACCACGCAAGGCGGAAAGCCAAGCAGAGACCACAGACCTCAGGGCGCTAGACAGGCTCCAGTCTGTGAGTCCAGAAGTTTGATAACTGAACAGTGATACCGACATCCCGGCTACAGGCCGGTGAGGGATAGCGAAGCAAGGCAGAGGCCTTGCGAGTAGTGCGGGGGCCGCTGAAAGAATGCGGTGCGATGGCATCAGAAACCCCGTCTGCGATTAAGCCAAAGGTATAATTGGGCTCACTGTAGCGAAGAGCGAGGTGAGCCATGAGTCTTAGGGAGTTAAGGCAGAAGCGAGGGCTGACGCAGAAGCAGTTGGCCGATAGGGTAGACGGTGTGAACCAGCAGCGCATAGCTGCTTGGGAGACCGGCGCTCGGAACCTAGGTGACGCCTCGTTTAACGTCGTCATCAAGGTGGCTGACGCGCTCAAGGTCAGTAATCCGCGCAAGCTGTTAGAGGCTGATAAGCCAAAAGAAAACACTAGCGAAAGCTAGGTGTGCGCCCTAATCAATTCTTTGCCTGACTGTGGGCATTGTACACAGTTGGCCTAGCTCACTGGGTTTATCCCATAGTCTAGGCACTGGGCCTATTGGCCTAACATAAATGCCCCGTAAGTGCGCCAACACTTGCGGGGCTGACCTTTATCAATTGAGAGATTAAAAAGGCGGTACTCATTGTACCGCCTCACATGGAAGTGAGGACTATCATGCGTAAGAAGTTTGTTGCGGCTGTTGCCGCGTTCGCCGCCCTGTGCGGCATGGTGTCGGTTCCGGCCAATGCCGCCGAGACTACTCAGCCTATCCGTGAGGACGTTACCCCTCACGTGCTGGTTCCGATACCAGTGCCGGAATCCAAGCTTGTCAGTGAGCCGGAACCGGTGGATATTGACGCTCTCGCCGCCGCTGTTATCCGTGGTGAGTACGGTGACGGTGAGGCGAGGCGTGCCGCTCTCGGTGATAATTATGACGCTGTACAAGCGCGGGTTAACGAGTTGGTGCCGGTTGCCGCGCCGGTTGTCAGCCAGCCGGTTCAGGCCGCGCCGGTTGTCAGCCAGTCGGTACAGTCCGCGCCGGCGCAGTCGGTGCCCCAGGCCGCGCCGCGATCCTACACATTTGAGGACGTCTACAATCTTGCCGTCAACTCGCCCTACTGCGAGCTCGAAGACGGTTCCGACCTGCCGCAGTGCTATTGGCATGACGGTGCGGGCGACGGTAGCGAACCGCCTTACACGGATATCGTCTATATGCCTGACGGTTACGGGTACCAAGCTCATGAGGACACCATGACGGTGAGCGTGTTCGTGCGTAATCCGTGGATGTGACCTTTTACATGTCGGGCGGCATTCTCCGCCCAAGTTCATTCAGTCGCGCGGCTGTCTCCGCGCTTCATCAATTCAAGGGAGATTCAACAATGTCTATCGAGGAAATGTGGGACGCGCTGAAAGATGATTACGGTGTGTCCGAGCAGACTTTGCAAGTTGTCACCAATATCAACGGCTACAGTACCGACACCATGCATGACGTGCTGTACGCGGTAGCCGCCGAACGTCACTTCGATGGCGAGGTGGCATGATGGCACGCTATCATTACGCTTTCTACTGGACTTACGGTGTCGGCAAAAAATGGGATGACGGGTCATGGCCGTGGTATCTCATGGTGTTTGATTCGAGGGCTGAGCGTGACGCTTGGGTTGCCGACGACGTTTTTGATGGCAACTGGCATCGTGAGGCCATCACGGCAAAAGAGGCGCGTCATATCATGGCGGACACGGTTATCGGTTGCGACAACGATATGGCCGTCCGGTACGACCGTAGTCGGTCGGCTGTTGAACGGTATGCTTCGACTGTCGAACTGGTCAGGGCATGGCGGCGTGTTGACATGCAGAATAACCCGGCCGCGTATTACGCGGATTGATTGCCGTGATCGACCACTGGGGACTCGGCTACATGGTGCGAGTCCATCGTTAAATAATTCGTTTCGGGGCATGGCATGGGAGCCGTGCCCCGCTGTTTTAAGGAAATCATCATGCTTAGCGATATCGAGCTTGAGGCGATGTGCTGGAAAGTTGACGCGGAACTGAAGAAGCACGCGGCCAACCGTAACCCTGAATGGTGGGGCATCTACCATCTGTGGGACAGTCCCAACGGCGACTTTATCGGGGAAGAAGACTGGAATAAGGTTTTCCGTAGTCGTCCGTTCTACATGGCTTCCGCCTACATGCTTTGGGTCAACAACGGTTACGACATTCGTGAGGTTTGTCGCACGTATAACGAGGGTGGTTTTCCGGCGCTTGATAGTCTGCTCGATGAATACATCGACGATGATGATGGTACCGGCTGTTATTACACCGAGGTTGTATGCGGCAGGTGCGGCGCCGGCTGGACATGCGGATGTGACTGCCGATGAAAGCCCGTCGTGTTCTGCTCGTGGCCGTGTTGATTGTGGCCGTGCTTATTCTTCGTGGCGTCGGCGTCGTTCAGCCGACTCCCCAATGTTCCACGCCTTACGGCGTTAATGACACCGTGACTTGCGTGTATGGCGATTACGCCTATCGCCGTGGCGTGCAAATCTGACAATCGATTTTTTGAAGTGAGGTAAATTCCGATGAAGAAACTTGCTAATGATCCGTCGCGTAACGTGAATGCCGTAAGCGGCATGTGGGTACGACTACGCAAGGACGGCTCGAAATACGACGTGAGGTATGTCAACGCTAGGGTGAAACGAGTCTGGTCGTTGTCCCAAACGTCCGAGGGTACCGCGTGGAACGTTCAGGCCAGGGGAGTCCAGTATGAGGATTTTCTGAACGGCATGAAGTCAAGTTCGGTTGACCTTGAGCATGGCTGGTTGCTGGTGCCTGACTCGGAACGATGTGGAATCGTTCGGGTGCCGGTGCCTACCGGTATGGACGCGAAACGTGTGGCCGCCATTAAGGCTGATCCGCTGGTTGATATGAACTGGCGCAATGATGGCGAACGGTTCCTGAGCGGCGTTCACTGGCCGGTGCCTGTACCTGTTGAAGATGAGAGCAAGTGGGCTGGTGAGGATGAGTTTCTGGATGATGAGCCGGCGCCGATTACTCAGGAGATTGCTGAAGTCCCGCCCAAGGTCAACACGTTTGCCGTGTCCTACGCGACTCTGCCTGACCTGATGATGGCTAAGGAATGCCCGGAACTGCAAGGTTTGGGCCATATCAAGGCGTTCCGTACCAGCAAGGGTAAAAAGGTGGCGTACATCGCTTCGGCCAACGGCAAATGCGTAGTCGCCTACCGTGCAAGGTATGAGCGTGGCGGTGACAAGCAGTTAGAACAGGCGGTGGCCGATTACGTGGCCGTTGCCCGTGACCTGTGGGCTAAGGCGGCGTGACATGAGCGAGCTGAGAGACATGGCCACGCGACTGTTGTTGAAGTCGGCGTGGGAAATGGCTGACGACAACGAAGATGAGCTATCCGCCGTGTTCGATGGTCAGCATGGTTTCACGGATGATTTACGCCGGCGTGCCATCGATACCCTGGAGGGTGTCGGCTGTATGCCCAGTACGCCGCCTGACCATGATGAAATGGAACGTTTGATAGCCGATTCCGGTTTGTCGTTGGATGTGCTGGATAAGAGAGCGCGTGAGATCTACGACTGCGGTTATTCCACCACGTATCAGCGTTATCAGACGGCTATCGTCATGCTTATCGATGATTTGCTGGGGGTGGATTGATGGAAATCAAAATACCTACGAGCAAGATTCGTGAGGTTATGGAGTCGTCGGGGGCCGTGTACACGCCGGATAATATCGCGGCGGTGCGCGCCAACATTCCACGGCATAAAACCGATTTGATACTGGCGGCGTTGAACGCGACGATCCTACCGGATTCACGGTTCGCGCTGCCACTGTTCTAAGGAGCTTTTCAAATGACCACTTACTATATGCAAGACAAGAATGACTATTACCGTTACACTCGAATCAGCAAGCCACGCGCCTACTGGGAGTGGCTGACCGACGCAGTGGAATGGCTGGTCAGCTGGCATGAGATCAACCCGTGCACGTTCCATCACTGCGGTTGGCGTTTCTGGCACTGGGTGTCCGCATGGGCCTACTGCGAGGCTATGGAAGGTGGCTATATTGCGGAGCAGTCCTATCTTGACTCATATTGCAAGGTGGAGTATTCCGACAATGGCCGTGTGGCGGTCATCCGCGCCTATTGATTCCTGCCGCCTGGCGTTTTCCTCACTTCCGCTGGGCGGCATCCCATACCTATAAACCAAACCAATACTTTTTAGGAGATTATTATGAGCGCCACTATCAAACTTACGTTGAGCGACTACAGCGTCCGAGAACGCTTGGACGGCTGGTGGCGTATCCCTACGGTCGCCCAATACTTGTATCCCAATGGCGAAACCCAACAGTTCATGAACATGCTGGACGAACTGGACGGCGTGGTACACGATACTGAGGCACAGTATGAAGACAGGTTCTCGTTCGATGATTACGCTGATTTTCTTGAGAGTCTGGCACCTGAATATCGCAGGGCGTTTCCCATCGCGCCGGACGGGTGGAAACACAAGGCGGGTGAGATTTACATCTACTGGTAAAAATTCGGATACTATTCTATCCCAATATGGTATATGATTGATACCATCTGTTAACCGTTAAGGAGGTTTATTATGGGTAAGCTGGTCGCCAATATCGATGATGATGTCAAGGCGCGTGCCGCCGCGCTCTACGATTCCATGGGCATGAGCCTGAGCACCGCAGTCAACATGTTTTTACGCCAGTCTCTGGTGGACAACGGGTTGCCGTTCAAGCCGACGCGGCACACGCCGGACGGCTATCCGGTGCCGCCTGTTCACAATGCCTACATGTTCGAGCGTTCGGAGAAGGGCCATGTGATACTGCCCGCCGATTGGAATGATTCGGAGGATGATGTCTATGACCAGTACGCCAAGTGAACCGCGCCTGTATGACGTGTGGCTGATGTGGGTCGAGTTTCCCGACCATCCCGGTATCGGCAAGCCGCGTCCCGTGGTAATCACCGAGGTTGACGGTGATCTGGTGTCGGGTATCGTGGCGAAGATAACCGGCAACACTGATTGGGATGAGGCCGGTGACGTGCCGCTGCTCGACTGGAAGGCCGAGGGGCTGTTGAAGCCGTCACTCGTGCGCTGTTCGCAACGCTTCTACTTCAACAGGAGCGAACTGCTGCAATGGTTCGGACGACTCTCGTTGAGGGACGCGGAGCATGTTAACGACGGATTGGAAGCCACGTTGGACATTCCACCATACAGGCGGAGCGTATAGCCGTTATCGTTTTCATGGCCTCATGGACTTGTTCTATGAGGCCATTCTTATAGAAACCATCATTTAGAACCGCATCATAGGGCTTTCTATGGTGCGGTTTTCACATAAATCAGCATTTAGACGGGACTTTAGAGCGTTCTATTGTTCCGTCAATCGTTTTACCGAACAATACAAAGGAAGGTTTTGTCATGGAAGACAAGTTGGAGAATTTGCGGGCGTTGATTGAGGGCTCGGGGCTAGGGGATGTACGCCAAAAGGTGCGGGGCATGTCCGAGGCGCGGGTCCTGTGGGTATTGGATGGATATAAGGTTGATGGGTTGCCGTCCGGCCGTGAGTTTTTCGTCGAATGGGATTCGCTGGAGCACGTGCGACACCAGTTGAGGGAGCTTGCGGACGGCGGCTATGATGCCGGCGATGATGTGGCCCAGATGATGAATGACCTTGTGCCTGTCGATACGGCGTACAGTCGCATGCGCAAGGTCCGTGCCAGTTTGAAGTTTTTCGCCGCGATGGCGGAGGGCGACGGTATGGAGACCTACCGTATCTCCCAGCATGTCACGACAATCGAATACCGGCAGGTCAAGGCCCCCAGGGGATTGACCTTCGCCGAACTGCGCGATTGGGTGGAGGAGAACGGTGACGGCGACCTATACGACGTTGACGATATCGGCAGTGACGTGTTCGCCGCCAGTCGCCAGGATGGTACGGAACTTGATTCCAGGGAGTCGGAATGATTACCGCTGTCTACCGTTATGAGCGTTTCGACCCGGCCACGAACACGGAACTGTGGCGGCGCATACCCGGCTGGAGGTTGCGTCTCATGTGGCTTCAGGCATGGGTAAAGCGCGATAAGGCGGCTCGAATCTCATATCGGGCTTGGCTGTACGCGAATGCTTCGGGCGGCGGTCAATGGTTGGCCGCTGACATGTTGGACTGGAATCAGGAGGTAATCAAATGAGCATCGTATGCAAGACAATTAACACGACCGGCAAGCACCTGTATGGCGTCACGGTGGAAGCGTTTCTACGAAAGGGACTACCATATTTCAGTCTTATCGGATTACCGGACGCAAGCCTATCCGATACGCGAGAGCGTATCAAGGTCGGAATGCAAGCAAGCGGTATCACATGGCCCGACTGTCGCATCAACGTGAATCTTGCGCCGGCGTCAATGGGCAAGGCTGACGGAATTTGTGACCTTGCCATAGCGTTGGTGGTTCGAGGGCTGGCTGAATACAATAATAATCCAGATTATGATCTCCACGTCTACCTGGCTGGGCTTAGGGGGCTTGTGGCTATCGGCAAAATCAATGCCGATGGTGACGTGCATTCCACTCCCATTAGCGCCAAGGACGTAGTGGCCTACGCGGTTAAGCATGGCGCGAAGCGTGTCTTGGTGCCATACTCGAGCTTTCTGGACTATCTCAGCGTTGAGGATAGCGAGGCGACTGAGATTGATTCTTGCATTATAAAAGGCGTTGAAATTCTTGGCATTAAAAATCTGACCGAGGCTTTCTCAGTCGTTGACGGTTTCGGGAACGCCGGCAACTCGGATATCGGCGGTCTGAACGCCAAGCGTATGGAAGCTGCCTTGCATGAGGTGTGGAAATGGTATGACGAAGCGGGGGAGAGCGGGGAAAGCTATATGCTTGACCCGGATAATCTCGCCAAGTTCGCCGCCAACCTGTGCAAGGAGTATGAGGCGGATCGTCATGCCGGTGACTGAAACGGTGCGCAAAGGCGGCAGGCTCATACTCCGTTGCCGTCGTACCCATAAATGGTGTTACGCGAGCGAGTTGGACGCGAGGATAACCGCCAGTCGCATACAGGCGAGAAAACGCAGCGGCCATGAGGAATGGCGTGCCTACAAGTGCCTATTCTGCCATCGGTGGCATCTGACCAGCCAACGGCGTTCGACAGTTGATGAAGATGATTGAATGTGGGCCTGATTATACGAAAACATGCTTTTCATCCACTGAAACCCGTGACAATCAATAAAAAATAGATTGTCACGGGTTTCAAACTATGATAGGCGTGTTAAAAGCCGCCACTGCCTCTCCTGGAAGCACACTAGGGCGGCACTATCATATATTTATCCGTTAGCGGAGTCTCCGCTGCCAGTACAGGGTGTCCGCCTTGCGTTCCAATTCCGGCAGATCATAGTAAAAGCGCCGCAGTGTTCTGCCGATAGGTTTGGCCGCACGTGCCATACGCTTCATGCCGCGAGTCAGAACGCGCATTGAAGCCGTCATGTCAAGCAATGACAGCCGTATCCCAGCCGAAGCGTCATGTATCGTCTGATTCATGTCGGTCATAACTGGCCCTTGGCTTTGCGCGTGTAGTATTCCTCAGCGGTCAACAGTTCACGTGGGTGGAGGGATTCGACCATTCCGCGCCATGAATAGAATGTACGGCAATGACTTGCTTCTCCGTCGTACCATCCCACGCTTAACGGCTGAGCGGGCTGGCCAACCCTATTGAGAACGAGAAGGATTCGACACCAGCCAAAAGAGGTTTTCAGCCAGTATTCACCTGAATCAAACGGCATGTAATAGCCAGTCAGCCCAATCTTCTTGGGTGCGGGACGGGTGGCATAGGCGAACTCGTTTTTAAGCACCACGAGTTTTAGATAATCGATATTTATTCCAATTCGGGACTTCAAGCATGGGTGTGACTTGCATTCGGCGGTATTGATTTCAATGCAATCCGGCCAATCAGTGCGGGACTTGAACTGGTACACGTTCGTGCTGCCTTTGACGTGAATCAGATCGCCGGGCTTCAGGTCATCCCATGCGACGCGAATCTTCTTCATTCCGACTCCCTTTCGATAAGCTGTTCCATTTCCGTCACGTTGTCCTGCTTGCGTTTCAACGCGCTGCAACGACGTACCCACTCGTGTTTACGCTGATAGACGTTGGTTATCCCATCGTTGCCCAACAGTTCGTTACAGGAACAGACAAGCTGGGGAACATCCGACTCCAAGTCCGGTTGCACGATAGGGTTCTCCCCGCAGACAGGGCATTCGGAAACCGGCTCGTCAACCACTGTCTTCAACAGTCTGCAACCGATATTCCACCTCTGAACTTCCTCGTCATAAATCGGGGCAAACGAGAAGATACTCGCGGAATGATCGCACCATTCCGATAGCTGCCACGTATTTTTTTCTAGACAGTAGTAGTGGTAGTTACGGGTGACGCGTACATGCTTCGGTTTGGGTGTGCATCCGCAGATGGGGCATGACTCCACTGCCGGTGGTTCGGGCTTCGGTGGTTCGACCGGTTCCGGTTCCTCCCGGTGAAACAGTCGTTTCAGCCAGTTCATGCGTTCCTCGCTTCCATCGACTCATTGAATGCCTTTACGAAAGCCTCAGCGCCGGCACTGAGAGCGGCATCCAACTGGCGCAGGCTGAAGTCTCCCCGCACTCCCACGACGCAAGACTCATTGGCGCTGGGGAATTTCATATTGGGTCCCGCACCGGTCGTATCTACCTTGACCGGAACATTAACCTTGAGTACCCCAAGATTCTCGTCTTTCCAGTTCAGGTTCAGCTCCAGCGGCACGGAAGCATCGAACACATGCTTGTTCTCCTCGCTCACTTCTTCCTCCGCTTCTTCTTGCCCAGGCCTGTCACCTGAATGCTCGGATACTTCTTCTTTCCCATGTCAGCCTCCTAGGTAAGGGGTCTTCTGAATATCCATGCCGTATTCGGTGATGCCGCGAGTGGCGACCACCGACTGATATTCCGGGGTGATGAGGTGAATGTCCACCGTGTTGTCCTTCATATCGTCCAATGACGTGCAATCCACGAAGATCACGTAAGGTTTGCCGCCCAGCACTTTCGACAGTGCCTTGCGCACGTCGGCTTTCAGGTCAGGGTGGCACGCATTCTCTTCATCATCCAGCAGGCCGCTCATTCGCTCGCCTTCACCCACAGGCAGACGAACAGCACCACGAGCAACACAAAAACCAATGGCCCGTACAAGGGGAGCAATACCAGCCACCAAGCCCAATCAATGACATGGCAGAGCTTCAAAACGATGAACACAATGCCCAACAAGGCGAAGAAACCACCGCTGATACTCACGTTCACACCTTTCTTTTCCAATGAGAATCCTTTCAGTCCTTGGATTGGTTTTGTGCGGCTTGCATGATCTCCCACACGTCCGCGTTCTCGGACAGGCCGGTGGTGAGACGGTAGAAATCGCTGAACCTGTAAAGCGGATTGCTGTACGAGTCCTCGCCCTGCTGGGGCAACTGGCCTCGATGTATCCAACTGCGTAAGGTGCTGCGGTTCACGTGCATTCCGCACGCCTTGATGATGTCCAATAGTTCGCCACGGGTTCTCACCGCATCCGATTGGAGGAGACGCTTCACCCGTTCCGCCCTGATAAGGGCGACCGGCATACTGAAACCGCATTTCGGGCATTTCGCCGTCGCCGCGTCCGCATAGCCGGAGAGCTGGCCCAGGCACCCGTTGGCGGGGCATGGACCGTACAACACGGTTTCCCCGTCATCGTCCGCGAGGAAACGACGCAGTTTGCGCACCAAGCTGTGAACCAGTTCCGCGTACACGGGCGTGGACGGGTGCTCCACGAGTTTCGGATGATTGGCGATACGGTGAACCATGTCCGATAGTGGCGTGGACTCGGGCAGATTGATCTTCAGACTGCGCATCCACTCGTACAAGGTGCCTTGCAAGCCCGGATAACCGTGGTCATCGTCCGCGTACAGCAGGTCGTGCAGGGTTTCCCTCACGGGCGCTGGAGCCGTGCCCGCGTTCCCGCCGCCACCGTTCTTGTGCCCGTAGGCGCGGTTGATGCGATACTCGGTCAGGTCGGGCAGGTTGCGTTCCAACCATTGCAGGTCGTTGGAGAGCTGGCGTTCATGCCATGCGCACAACAGGCTCCGGTTCTCGGGTATCCCATGCCCGATGAGCATGGACGGCGCGTCGGTCACGATCTCCCGCCAGCAACCGTCATAGCGGCAGAGCCTCGTGTTTTCAGGGGAAAAAGACAAACTGACCTAGACCTTCACTCATTAAGAGCTTCGGACGTGTCAGCAAGACCAATAATGCACGGGCGTCTCTAGTTTTCCAAATGTGGTTCGGCGTGTCGCGGCAGTATGTCACCCAACCCCAAGTCGCCCGCGCCGAGGAAATGCCGTACCGGTGTACGCCGCTTCGGCTTCGCCGGCTCCAACTCCAACGGGTTGCGACTCGAGGCCGTGATTCGAGCCGCCTCCTCGGGTTGACGGCCCAACATGCGCTGACGCCGGTACAGCCACGCCGCGTCACCCTCCAAGCCCCGCGCATCGCACTCACGCGCGATCTCCGCCTCCGAGGGCTTCGCCTTGCCGCGCAGTCGGCGGACGATGGCGTTGATGTCACCCGAACCACACCAACGGCCGGTATCGTTCTCCGCATAGAAGCGTCTCACCGCCTCCTGAGCCTCGGCGGCGGTGATGTCCGTCCTCAGTTCCGAATGGAACGCTTCAAGCTGAACGTCATCCCATTGCGCGTTGCCGTGATGCGCGTTGATAAGCGACAATACGGCTGCTGCCTCACCCCTGCTGAGCATTGAAACCTCCCTGCTGCTGGTATCTTGCACGTTCCTCGGGTGTCATGTACTGCCATGTTTTCGCCAGATTCGCCTCAAGGTTCTGCTGGCTTCGGGATTTCAACGGTTGCCCTGGTCGTGGCTTCGGCGCTTCGGGCTTGGGTTTCTCCCAGTTGCGGGCGTACAGTTCACCGCCGATGAACCGGCTGAACGTTTTCACGTACTGCTCGTCGGTGGCCTCCGCATACGCTCGAGCCTTGGCTTCGAGAAACATGCTCGGGTCGGAGTCTCCAGCGGCTTTCACGATCTTCGGCCAATCGACCTCCAGCTGCATACGGGACTGGGAGGTTTTCCCGTCAAACCTGTTCGTCGGATAGAAAGCCTCGATACGGTCAAGCAGATTACCGAAGTCCGGCTTCGAGGGGGTAGGGGGAGTTGAATTATCTTTAGATAATTCTTCTGGTGTTCTGGTGTTCTGGTGTTTGTCCCGATTCAGACGCGATTCAGCCGTCTGAAAGTTATCTGAATCGGAGGTTTTCGCCTCGTTTTTATCTTTTCGGTAATTTTCAGCATTGCTTTCGCGCTTCTTCTGCACCTGTTCGCGGCTTCGATTGTGTGCGAGATAGTCGTGAATGTAGTACCCGTTGTTCCCGTCCGGCTCGATCATGCCGACTTCGCAAAGCGCATCGATTTCTGAATCGGTGATATCCAACACGTAAAACGCATCGTCTTCGCTGATATGTCCGTCTGAAAGATTGTCTCCGCAGAAAGTAAGCATCATCGTGAACGCGCCTATTGCGCTCGGGCATGTGTGCCTGAGCTTGCGTACCTTACGGTTCATGTAGAAGCTGTTGACCAGTTGAACGTATCCTTTGCGTACCATTGTCATGCTCCTATCAGCCAGTACGTGTAATCGGGGAACACCATTTGCATGAACGCCCAGCAGACGCCATGCGCTGCGAAAGCCGCTATCAATCCAAAGCTGAAGGCAACGATCGTCATCACGTCGCCGCCTTCATCGGATAGGGATATATTCCATTTCCTGAATAGGTAGCGGAACGCCTGTATCCCGATGATGAAGAACACGGCCAGTTCGATGAAATGCGCCAAGCCGACGATGCTCATTCCGCCTCCTCCAGCAGCCGTTCCGGGTTCACGGGGTCTGACATGATCGTCTCCTGAACGTCTTGATGAAGTTGTGGCGGCTTCGCCAGTCCGATGGCGTGCCGCTCGTCGCCGTGAGCAGCACGCCGTTGTCGTAGACTTTCCAGTGGCCGGTCGTGGCCCTGACCACCGTGTATCCGTGTGAGGCTATCCAGTGCATGAGTTTCCGGTCGTCCCCCCCGCGCGGTCATGCTTTGAGCCTCATCTTCAACGCGAGACCGTTTTCATGCACGCTGCCCTTATCGAAGCCCATGAAACCGTTGAATAGTTCGTATTCGAGCAATACGGTGTCCACGCGGAACTCGTCGTACTGATGGTTTTTGATGCGTTCCATGACAAGCCTCATCGATGCGACGGTATCCCTGCGGTCGGCCTGTATGGGAATGAGATACGGCCAAAGATTCCATTCGCCCGGATGATCGTTCAGCCAACGGGCGAAATCAACGAGTTTCCTATCTTCCATCATTTCCCCTTAGGAGCGTTCCCTCACGATATAGTCCGGGTGTTCCCGGCAATAGTCGTATATCAGTTTCAACCATGCGATGGCGCTGTCCACGCTGCCCCAATAGTTCGGCGGATTGTATTTGCCGCGCAAAACATACAATGGTTCCAAGTAGATGTCTTTCAACGCCTTGTCGATACGGGCTGCGGCCTCCCCGGCCGTCAACCCGTCCAGGTCATGCTTAGGATGGACCTTGTAATCGGTGAAAAACGCGGATAGATTATACGTGTAGTTGAAATAATGGCCATGAGCGGTCCGCACATGCTCGCCGTCCCGTTCGCATACGTCAAACCATTCCGGTTCCGGCACATCCTTGTCCACTATGAACAGGTCGTAGCTCATTCTTCGTCTCCTTCGATGATTCCATGTCCTGCTATCAATGCGAGGGTCTTCAAGTCGGTAAGCACGGGCTGGTTGTCCATGCTTGACAGCGAGTCCAAGCCGAGACCCTTCTGCTTGAACACGACGAACCAGTAAGGTGCGTCCGCGTTACCCGCCTCGGTGCGACCCTCCTGCATCCACTCCTTGAGTCTCCCAGCGTAGGTGCTGTAGTTTTTGCACTCCAATACGACCGGCCGGCCGTGGATACGCAGACCGGTGATATCGCCCTGGTCTTTCGTGCCATGCAACACCTCACGGTGTATCGTCTGCTCGCTGTCACCCAATCGGGCGCGCAAATAGTTGACCACCTTGGATTCAAGCAGTGTGCCTTTGGCTTTCTGTCGGCTCATTCGTCCCTCCACCATTCAGTCGGGTCGTCGTGAAACTGGCAGTCCATGCAGTTTCCGAAAACATTGATGATTCCTCCGCAGTACGGGCAATGCTCGTACTGGACGGGTAGATAACTCGGACGCATAATCAGAACTCCGGGTTATCTCGTAATCGTTTTTGCACGTCCGCGCGCATCTGCTCGATCACATCGACCCGAAGTCCGGTAGCCAAGCGAATCTCCTCTGCCGGACGGTTCGAGTCTTCAATGAGCATCTGCCATGCTCTACTTGCCGCTTTGCTCAACATGAGCCTCCTTCGCCAAGTTGGTGCCGACCCGCACCCGGTAGTCGGTGATGTTCCAGGTCAGATGGTTCAGATGCCAGACGGTGAGTCCAAGAAAAAGCAGCAGATAGAACGCTTGGACGATGATCGTCATATAATTCCTTGACATGAGGCCCACCGCGAGCCAGAACGAGGAAAACACGTCCCACGCCAAACACCAGTACACTCTCCACAATCCGGGTTTGCTGCCGTCACGTCGTTCGTAAACCGTGACCATATCCTTGTCACTCATTTCAATTCCTTCTTCGCGTAGGGGTTTGGCGTGTACGTGGGCGGTTCCTCGCCGGGCATGGGATTCATGTTCTTGACGGCTTGGATATACCCTTCCTCCCATGCCTTTTCGGCTATCTGCCGGTCATGCTCCTTGAGCCATGCTTGATAGGCGGCTCGGCCTTCCTCGATGGTTGACTGGCCTGTACCGAAGCAACTCAATTCGACGGCGGATTGGACCAAACCGTCATACACTCGTGGTTTCATTCCTCCACCTCGGTTTCCGTGCCGTACTCGCCGTAGAGTTGGTCTGCCGCATCCTTGGTCGTGTAGAGGCATTTCGCGGGCGCTTGTTCGTAGTCGTAGATGGCGGCTGCGACGACCTCTCGAAACTCATCGCGGGTGAATATCTTCGCCTTATAGCTCATCGTCTGCCTCCGTAAAATCGTTGAACGATGGGCTGGCACAGCTCATATCCCTTCTGGGCCCACATCTCCAGTGTTTTGAGGATCACGAGAATCGACAGTGAGTCGAGCCCGTCGTCAACCAGTTTGGGAATGTTGCTGTACTGTGCGTTCAGTGTCGTATGCCCGTTCTTGCCGCTGGTGAACGTGAATCCCAGCATGTCCACGGGCGTTCCGGTTTCCTCCGGTGTGATGGTCAACCGGACCTTGAACTTCTTGCCCAACGGCATCGCCTTGTCACTCATCGTCCGCCTCCTTGATTGCCTGTTGCAGTGCCTGCATGATTTGTTTCGCCTCGTCCACGCTCAGATAAGCGCTTGCAGATTGGCCAACGGTCTTGTGCTCCGGGCGGGAGTCGTCCCGGTCGAGGTGAAACGTCACCAAGCTGGAAGAGCCACGCCGATGATTGGCGATCTCTACCCGATAAACCATGTATTCGTCATCGTCAATCGGGATAGTGAGCCTCGTGCCGGCATAGTGGATGCTGCCAAAGGTCAAGTCGAACGATTCCGTCTCAATGCTCAAGGTCCATCTCCTTTTGTCCGGGATTGTGCAGATCGAAATGCTTGCAGCCGGTACGGTTCACTCCGTCAGCCGTTACCACGGCCCACAATGCGGCCGACAAGCCCGCGATATACCCGTCATTCCAAGCACCCTGCACGCCATGCTTGGAGTGCATCACAATGCGGTCGTGAATGGTCTTCTGCACGTCAAACGGTTCATTCATCGTCCGCCTCCCATCTGTCTTTCTGCGAGTGCGATTTCCATTTCCTGCCAGCGGGCTAGCATTTCAGGGGTCGCGTTGCGCGGCACATCGGATGGCATGGAGCCGCTGTAGCCGAGCATGGACTGGCATTTGCAAATCACACGCAGCAGAACATCGCCCTGCATGAAGTTCTCGTAGCAATTGCCTTCCTTATCGTTGTAAAGCGCATTCGCCCAGTTAGTGCAGAAGTCGATGACTTCCTGCAGGGCCTCGTCTTTCTGGGTGACGTTGGTAGCCATATCAGTTCCCATTTGCCATTCGCTCGTAAATATCATTGATCTGTGTCATTGGAATGCGGTTTTGCAGGAGATTGGCGAGTGCATCTCGTCCGGTTTGGGTGAGTGGCCTGGCCTGCATCATGATGCGTCTGATGTTCCTCAGATCATGCACTTTGGCGCAGTTGTCGCTCAGCTCATCGGATTGTGAGTCGGTGAGATCGTGCAAGTATTGGCTGAGCAATTGCCAGTCCTGCTCTCTGTCACTGCATGGGTTCCATGCTGGCTTGTTTTCGTTCCAGGCGTTGAGAATATCTTCCCATTCATCGCTGTCGGCGTCCCAGTATCCTAATTCGCTGACTTGGGTGATGCTTCCGGTCTTGTTGGTCTTGCCGGATTCGTCAATGTATTCGATGATTAGGGATTCGGCGGCGATTTCGTTGGTGCCAAGGTCACGCCATTTCCTGATGGTCAGGTTCGTAATGGTCTTAATCATTGCCATACTCCTTGGGGACACGGGCTAATCCTGTGAAACCTCACCAGACTCACCTCCCTCAAGAGGCGCGTTCAAATCCACCTGTTCGATACGCGCACGCTCCTGTAAGATATTCGCGTATGTCCCCATCGCGTACAATTGGCTTTCAAGGAGCTGGAAAGAACACGCGGGCGTGAAGTCCAACGTGCCCTCCGCGTAGCCCTCAAGCATGTGCGCCAGCTTGCTGATACGCTCCTGCAATTCTCGATGTTCGCGGATCATCCGCTGCTTGTAATCACTCATTGGTTGTCTCCTTCGGTTTGGTTTTGTAGTCTCGGACGATGCACACGCATCAGTCCATCCTTTCGTCCAACCATTCGATGTCCTCCCAGATCGAGAGCATGACCTGATCGAGAGCGCCCCTACTGCTCAATGCCCATACAGCGCCGTAGTTGGTGCGCTCCCGCACCGCCGTGACATAACCTTTGTCCGGGTAGACGTGGGATTCCGCAATCCAGTGGAACGGGAGCATCCCCTTGCGCAAAATCAAAGTAAAACGACTGTGCTCAACCTTGATGAAGCTCCTCATGTCGCTCATTCCTCCGTTGCCTCCATCGGGTAATTGATGTCTTCAAGCGAGTCCGCGGAATAGGTCAGCTTCACGAGCCTGAACGGTTTCTGCGTCTCCGGGCCTCTGAACGGTGGCTCATATTCCCACCATTCGCTGCCGTCGTATTCTTCGCGGCGCAGAAAACCGCCATCGGTGAACACCACGACCAGATCGGCGGCTATCTCCTGACCGCCGTATCCGTCGTCGTAATCGATGTCGAGCACCTTTTCGGCCTGACTCCACGGAATTCCCAGCTTCCCGTCGCGGGAGCCGACGAATCGAACGTCATCGGTCGAATGCCCGCTTTGTGAGATTTCACCCTTGGTTTCATCTAAAAGATTCATTCTTCCGTTGCCTTTCCTTGGTTGACTTCGTAAACCGCGCGGGCGAAGCCGAGCGGCGTCTTGCTTCGGTTGTTGGCTCTGTCCTTGCCGCTCATGTACCAGATACGATTCCGGTCAGGAGCCGGCAGGCTCATGTCCTGGCTGCGAGGCGGCATCTGGAATCCCCCCCCCCCGTCCAAAGACAGGTTTTCTTCGTGTAGTTGTCCTCTGGCGCATACCGCGTGTAATCACACGGGTTGAACGTGTGGGAGGGCTTGCCGAACACGTTGGAGAGAACCGACACCGGGTTCTCCACCATGTAGGGGACACCGCTCATCTCACCGATCACCCGGCACTGCTCCGCCACGGAAACGGCCTTCGCCTGAAACAAATGGTCGGCCTCGTACTTGCGGGCGAACCATTGAGCGCCGCTCACCGCCATGTCCGTGCAGGGAGGGAAACCGGCCACGAAAGCGAGACGCCCCGAACGTACCAGCACGCTGATCTGGTCGAACGCCTCTTCGATGGTGCAGGCCAGTTTCAGCATGGCACCATCCTCATGGGTGGTGCCATGCTGCGGGTCCACCAGCACGGCCTTGTAGCCGTGCTCAACCCATGGGCGGGCCATAACCCCAGTCAGGTCGCACAGGCACAGGATCGTGTCACGCATCTTCCGTTGCCTTTCCTCGTATCGCGTCGATGACCTTCCGCACGATTTCCTGGCCGGGATATGCGCCGGTTGCCTTCGTGAGGAAATCGAACACCTGTCGTGACGGCTGGGCCATCACATAGGGCATGATTGCCAGACAAGCCGCCTTGATTTCCTCTTCCGTGGGCTGGCGCGTGGCACCGGCGATATACGCCTCCTGCAGGAGCGCGTTGCCCTTGTACACGTGTTCCGCCTTACTGCTGATGATGCTCACATTCGTCCCCTTTCCTGATTGTGGACGAGACAGTCGTCCATGGCCTGAGCCAGTTCCTCGTCGGTGATGTCGAACGCCGCCGCCACGTTCGCCAGTGTTTGCAACACGTCCGCCCATTCGGCTATCAGGTCTCTGCGGGCCTTGGAATCGCCCTTGACCAGACGTTTCCCGGCCTCCACCATCTCCGCCGCCTCCTCAAGTGTTTTCAACAACAGCCACTTGTCGGGCGTGAGATGGCCGAAAGATTCGATCGGAGGCAATTGGACGATACGATTGCTCATGCTTCCACCGCCTTGGCCGGACGGAACGGAGCTTGAGAGGTCACGTGCTTGCTGTTGAGGCCCGACCAAACAGACCCGGTGACGGGGGATTCCGGGTCACCGATAAGCAAAGCGACCAACTTCGAATTGTCCAGGCCGGAGATGGCGACGCTCCACAAGGCATTGTCCTTATCCCACCACAACCCGTCATGGTCGGGCAGCTTCGGCTTCCGACGCAAAGCGTAGGCGAAATCATCGGAGTCGATGCAGTACTCACCGTCTATCTCGCTGATGCGGATACGCAGGAGCATGTCGCCTAGAGGGTCAGGCTTGAGATCGATGACGCGGAAATGGTTTCCCTCCGTCGTGCAGGCAATATCGCCCACCTGCACATTTTCGATATTGTCGATGCGCTCATACTCGGGGTCATCCACCAATTCGATGGTATCGACGTAACTGGGAATGACGGGCGGCGTATCAGATGATTCAGCCGAGAACACGTGTAAATATGTTCGATGCGCGTCGAGCTGCATCGAAAGGTGACATATACCGTCCGTGTCTCTGGAACGCCGTATGAGCTTCCCTATGAATACGTCTCCGTTCTCCATTGTCACCTTGACTCGCTGATCGAGATTCTGAATCTCCATAAGGGTCTTGCCTTCCCAGAATGGTTTCTCACTGCTCATTGGTTTTCCTCCTTTTTGCCTGCTTCGAGCGCATCCAACAGGTCGTATTCGGCGAGCATGAGATGCGCCTGGGCACGGGTCATTGATTTCAGCGTCTGCGAGTCGCTGCCGGCATCCAGCCGAGAGAGCCCACTTTCTCCTCGAGCATGTTGGCCTGCGCCGCTAAGACGCGCAATCGTTCGTCAAGCAGTGCGGTCATTCGGCGTTCTCCGTTTCCAGAATCTGCTGTAGCAACGAACGCTTCTCCTGAGTGCGCTTAATTTTTTCCTCTGCGTCACGGAGGGAATCGGCAAGACGCTGGAACAACGGGGCCGCGATAACCCTTATCTCCAAATCATCGACGGGGAACAGGGTCATGTCCTTGTTGCCGGTGAACGCCACCGACTCCACGATTACGTTGTTACCCCACCTATCCTTCTTCGCTTCGATGACACTCACCACGGTCTGTTCGCCGTTGCTGCCAATATCCATGACCTTGCCGATGATTACCGTCGCATTACTGTTATCGTCCTCTTCCACACGCTTGTAGATGTCGCCCATGTGCAGGGTCTGCACTCGTGTGACGGTTGCCGACTGTTCGACTAGGTTCCTGATTTCCATTACCGTTCTCCTTTGATTTCAGTTTGAATACGTTGATATGATCTGCTGTTCGTGTACCGGGTGAGCGCCTTGTGCAACAGGGGCAGGTCTTCTGGCAGGTACGCGGTTTTCTGGCTGGAATCGATTCTCACCGTGTAGGGGAGTGTGCCCGGATGGGTTTTCGCCCACTCGTCGTAGACCATGCGTCCGAACGTCTGCGCTTCGGCGGCTCTCAGTTTGCGTCCCAGTTGGGTTGACAGCCACGGGCCGGCAAGTATCGCCTCACTCTGACGGCTTAACGGCAGTCGCGGGCCTTTCCTCGCCTGTGTCATAGTCGAATATCTCCGTTCATGAATCTGGACGCCAACACAGGGTCGAACCCGCATAACGCGATATGAAAGGACGGGGCACGGCAGAACAGTTTGTAGAGCGCTTCGACTGCTTCGTCTAACTGCATAGCGTGAAGCCTCCCATGTTGTCCAAGAGCACGAGACCTTTGCCGTAGACGAGTACGGGCACCTGTTCGGGGTGGTCGTTGAAGCCGCTGACCAGCCACCCGTTGTCCATTGCCTCACGCTGATGGGTATGCACCCACAAATGGCAACCCTCGTTCGAACCGCTGCCGCACAGCAGGATCAGATTCGACGGCAAATGCAAGCCGGGGAACGGGTGGCTCCTCAAATGCCGGTGATGACGTGAGAAACCCGCCCAGTTGTAGGTGGCACCGCATCTCACGCACCGTTCACCATCCCGCCTATCCACAAGACGGCACGTCTCACGTGAAGGGTTAGAACTCGCCATTGCCGAACTAGTCCTGCGGTGCCGATGCCTGTGGCGTTTGTGGCGTCTGCGGTTGGCCCCAAGGGTCAACTGCCGGCTGACCGGTCTGGGAAGCCTGTGCCGCACCATAGGCGGGGGTCATCGGATTGGCCGGCTGACCATAGTTCTGAACTCCCTGACCGTAATTCGGCTGACCGTAATTCGGCTAGAAACCCTGCTGCTGTTGCTTCGCCTTGGGCAGGTTCTTCGAGATATGCGCGAAACGAACCTCACGGCTGATCTGGGTCTGACCCTGCTTGTCCTGATAGAGACGAATGTTTAACACGCCTTCGACGCGAATCGAATCGCCCTTATGCAGTTCACGCATATAGGTTTCCATCTGCCGGGTGTCGAACTCGGTGGCCTGCCACCATTCCGTCTCACCGTCCTCATACTGGTTGGTCTGACGGTTCTTCCTGTAAGGGGTGATGGCGAACCTCATGCTCAGATACGGTTGTCCCGATTGTGATTGCTTCTGTTCCGGGTCAGCGCCCAGGCGGGCGTTCTCCAAGATGACTCGTGCCTCTCCGGCCATCAGCTGTACCTCCTATACGGATTGACCTTGTGTTTCTCGCTGGCCGTCCGATTACAGACCAGCATGTGCGATTGGGCTCCGGCGCAATCAGTGGCACCACATGTTGGGCATTGAGGGAGTGTGATCTTGTCCCCGTGAGCCCACAGGCATCTGGCGCACTTGCAGCCGGGTTTCGGTGTGAAGTTCACTGGGCCTTGGCCCCCTGATTGCGTTGATATGATTCGATGAACATGGCCGCGTCCGCCTCCGAAAGCTTCCCGTAGGCCACGTTGCGTTGCAGCACGCTGCTGATGAAACCGTTCTCCTGACCATCGGGAATACGCATGATTTGGAGAATCCGGTCAATCGTCTGCTGCTGCTCGTCGGTCATGCCCTTGGTGGAACGCTTCTTGTAGCCGCTGGTCTCACCGTCATCATCCGTGGTCGCCAGTCCGAACGCGCCGCAAGTGCTGTAGCGTCGCGCATACGTCAACGCGGAACCGAGGGCCTGCATGACGCTCATACCACGCGAATCTCCCACCTCTACGGGGATAAGGCAATTACTGGCAATCCACTTGTCCGTGCCCTTCTTCTTGACGGCCGTATCCACATACAGGCGTCCGTCAATCAACTGGGTCGGCCATTGCAGCTCGTAGCCTTGCTCGTCCACATAGTTCACGACCTGAGCCAGGGTCGCATACGTGCCACGCCCGCCCTTAGCGTCCTTCTTGATTACCGCCATGATTCGATTTCCTCCTCTTCCTGAACCAATCTCCAATCGGGGAACGCGATCTCCTGCGGCACCTTCGACAGCCCGTAGCCACGCATCGCCTCCAACGGGTCGGGATACAGGTCACGGAACGACTTGATCTGCTTCAACGCCTTACAGATTTTCGGTTCCGCCAGTTCGGTGATGATGGGCGAATGCTCGTCAAACCGCCACACCCTCCAATCGAACGGCGGATTCTTCTCCTGCACGACGAACTCGAAACCCAACGGCCCCTTATATTCGGGCATCGTCAACCGGTAGAGACGCATGTAGAACGCGGCCTGAATGTGATACCCGTACTGCCAGCAGGAACGCTCGAACTCGTCCGGCGACTTCACCGTGGTCTTGTAATCACGGATACGCAGCACACCATCCGGGTCGGGAGTGGACGGCAACCAGTCCGCCTTGCCCTTAATCAACAACCCGGTATCAGGGTCGGCGGCGATCATCGCCACCTCCGGCTGACCGTCCAGCTTCGTGAAAAAGTCTCCAACCATGTCCCGCATGGCCTGAACCTTCTCCACATCATCGGCGGACAGCCACACGATGTCGTCCGCACCATACTGTTCGACCAGCCTGTCACGGAGAGCCTTGCCCTCCTTGGTACGCAGATTCGGTTTAGCCACAACCTGCGGGCCACTGCCCAAAACCATGCTGTGCGCCGCCTTGCCGAACTCCAACGCCGAAGAATATCCATGCTCGCCGGTCAGGTAATCCGAATACGCCAACGGGCTTACCAGCATCTTCTTCAACGAAGTCTGGTCTATCGCGTCCAACGCAAAATAATCGTCATCGGTCATCTGCTCAACGGTCATTGCCCCTCCTTTCTTGCTTTGACTGCTTCCTTGCCTAAAACCTCGATGGTGTCGGCCACCGAATCGAGAAAATCGTCAACGTCCTCCACGTCGTAGACCTCGCCGTGAAGCAGGGAACGATACGTGCGGAACTTTCTGTGTCGTACATCATTCGGAGTCAACATGAGAACCCCTCGACTGCATGGACAATTGCTCCTCGCGCTCCATCAGATGACTGTGACGCCAAGTACGCGACTTGCCCTGCTTGTGTGACGCCTCCGCATAATCGGCCACATGGTCACGGCCAACGTCCCCGACGACCTTCGACGCCTCGTTCCAATCCGAGTACACGCGATCGTTCACGGCCACATACTTGTCCGCGAGATAACGGACGCAATCACCGAGATAACGGATGGCCCTGGCGATAGAGTTGAAATCAGATGCCATCAGTCCGCGTCCTCCGTCTGAATCTGAGCCCATGTCTCCTCCATGAGAGGCCGGTCGATCTCGTAGTAGATGTAGGCCTTCCCGTGCTTGAGCGGGTAGGCGCCGAACTTCATCTTGTAGTTCTCGGCCAAACGGGAACCGAAGTGCAACGCGCTTTTCCTCATCGGCTCGAATCCTTTCGAGCGTAGGAAGTCGCTGATGATGAGTCGCGGGGAGTCCGGTGTCTGTGGCGCGGGATGCTGGTTCGGCGTATATGAGTCGAGTATCTGCCTCGCCCGGTGTTCGAGCTCGTCCTGCGGCAATAGTCCACGGGCCTCGTTGAGCAGTCTCATCTGGTCTGATGGTGTGATTTCCATGATTGTTTCCCTTCACTGGGTTTGATTGTTTGGTTGTCCTTCTGCGCCGGTGCTGACACGTCCGAAAACCCTTGTATTGGTTTTCCGACGCAGGACGCGAAGGGGTTAAATTTTCTGAGCGCCAAGCCGGGAGTCGAACCAGGTGCACCTTGGAGAAGTCCATGACCATTGGAAGGCTTCGTAGGTGCGGCACCATGCGCTTGGCTACCACCGGACGAGTTAGAAATGAGGAAAAGACCACGCCCGGAAATCTTCAATTATCCGACGTCCAATGCGAAGCACAGGGCGACGGGCGAGCAGCACATGAAGCCTCCGAGAACGCTCCATATACCCGCATAGGGTTGGAAGAGAAGCGTGAGAACACCAAGAACCAAGCCGACAACGCTAAGGCACACGGCCCACGTCTCGTAACGTGTAGGCTCACCGTCAGGACGCTGATAGCCCGAACAGTGATGTCCGTAATCCTTGGTGTTCATCATTTATCCTTTCCGTAGCCCGTGGAAGATTTGAACTTCCCACGCCAACCGTCATGCAACTTCAAACGGAGACAGGAGTGTCTAATGGGTGACGGTTTGTCGGCGTCTCCGATTCCCCTAATCGCCAAGGGACGGGCCGATGGTTGCCGTGAACGGTCGCAGTATGGTCAGTATTTGTTCGCCTGTAGTCGTTTTGGTGAATAAGGGAACCGACCGGACACGGCAAGTGTTTATTCCTCGTTCTTCTCGTCGGCTCGATCAGCCAACTCCTCCAAGGCGTTGGCGATGAAACGAGCCTGACTCGGGGTGAGGGGACGGGCACCGTAATCGGTGTCGATTTCCGCGTTGATAAGCCCCTCGTCGGTGACGCTTCCCGTGAAGTATTCACGGGTGCGACGCTCCTCGACAACGAGCTTCTGGGAGAGATTACGATTCTGATTGCACATTGTTTTCTCTTTCCTGTGAGAGGAGGTGATTCTTATGGCTAGTGAAGCGGAGAACTTCGCAAGTTCCGCTTGCGATGATTTCAATGCAGCAGCAAGGATGTCAGCTGACCCAGCTCAGCGGAAGATGGCGTACGGTCTAGCGAATCTCGCGGCTGCAATCGTCCATATCTCTCGTGAAAACGCCGCGCTGCAATCTCAGTTGCGGCAAACCCGTTCGTGAGACGGCTGGCGTTCATGTCGCTACGTGGGTCTGACTGGGGGGAGCCAGTCAGTCTCGCGTGGCGGCGAGTCCAAGCTGAGGTCTGATAGACGCTCATGCCGTCACCTCCAAGTCAGAAGCCCTTTCGGATTAGGCTTGTAATCGCCAAACCACACGCCAAACCCGAAAGGAAGAATGAAAAATGCGTGACGCCTCTACCAAAATCGGTGAAGCGAAGTCCGCCGCGAACGCCGCCGCCAGCAACTTCAGCAACCCCGCTTTCTATACCGAGCGAATGAAAACCGCTCTTGTCGATATGGCGGACGCCCTTGAAACCATCGACGCCAACCAGCGCGAGCTTTCCGACCGTCTGAAGAAACTCGGAGTCTGACTCACGACGTTTGGCTTGTTCTCCCCAGATTTCCGCCAACTGCGCGGAGATTTGGGGGAGTCCGGTCTCCACGATCTGAGCCATCCACTTATTGAGAATGTTCAGTTCGTCGGCAACGCTTTCAGAAACATCACTCATGCTGTTACCTCCAAGTCAGGAGACTCAATCTTGAAGAACCGCTCCTGCATGTCCGTTGGGATGGTGAGCAGTTCCTCGAAGCTGATTCCGAGGATTTCGGTTATTCGGTCAATCTCGATGACGTTGAAAGCCGGGGTTCCCTTGAGTCGGCGAGATAGCTTGCTCACGTCCCAGTCGAGTTTCGATGCCATCCATCGAAGGCTTTTGTTCCTGATGAAGAGCTGGTATCGAAGTCCGGCTGCTGTAAGTTTCTGTGTGCTGCTCATGCTTCATATAATATATGTTATATAAACAAAGTCAAAAAGAGACACGCCGTATCGTATATGTTATACTGACAATATGGAAAATACAGATAAGACAAGGAAGCTGAGCGACTTCGGTATAGCGTTCGCAATGGAATACCATGCCTATATGAAAGCTCATAATATAACACAAGTGCAGATAGCTGAAGTGCTGGACCGAACCCAGCCTTATATCAGCAAAGCGATAAAGCTGAAAAGACCCATTGACGTTGACGATGTAGACGCATTGGCTCAGTTATCTGGTACTACTGGCCGTTCTCTGATGATCGAACTCGCCCGCTTGACCAAGGAGACGTTGCGCCAGCAGTCGGAGACCGCTTCTGTCGCCTCCCAGCTTGAAAAGGTCATGGGCAGGAAGATTGAGGTCGAGAAAGCGGCCTACAGGGATGAGAACAAAAAAGCGGAGTCCGGGCGTGAAGACGTGGACTGACCTCACCCTTGAGGCACGTCACATGGGAGTCCTCATAGAGGATAAGACGTTTGACGGTTCGCAGTGCGGGGAATACGATCCCGATACCCGCACCGCGTTCATAGACCCCACCATGAGCATGGAGCAGCTGGTATGTACATTGCAGCATGAGCTTATCCATGCCAAGCACTTCGATGACGGACTCAGACTATTGAGCCGTGAGAAGGAAGAGCGTCTGACGCGCAAGGAAACCGCATTGGCGTTGATAAACCCCGTGGAATACATGCATGCCGAAGACCTGTACGGGGGAGAACCCTACGCGATGGCCCAGGAACTCGGCATCACCGTCAGCGTCCTGCAGGACTACCGGCACTGGCTGCACGACAATATATCTGCACAAGCCGCGTGATTGTTATCTCTCAAATTATTTGAGTACATTGGCTCGTAGCACCTCTTCCGAGGTGACGGGCCAATGCCTATATTTATCCAAAAGGACGGCAAGTGAGTGTAGATCATGGTTTGACGGCAACATCGTTTGGACGGAAGGCCATGCATATTCCTCGATGAACCACTCATCGAACCAACATTCAAGGTACAGGCGTTTCCCGAGTCCGTTGTATACAGCGTACTTTAGTTCAATCATTTCTTGGCCTGTCCGTGCGGCAAAAGGTTTGCCTCTGTATTGGAGCACATATCCGTCGCTAGTGGATTTCTCCCAGTGATTATCGTATTTGGCGCAATCAATGATTCTGGTGGTTGTGTCTACGAGAGCCGTGAACTTTTCCCCCCTAAAGATACGCCGAAGAGGCAGGGGATCATATGTGTTGACTTTTCTTTGTGAGTTACCGGTAATGATTATTCCGGTGGTTCCTTTCGGGACAATTAAATCCCTCAAATACTGCGCATACTTAGCGGAATATTTCAGCTCGTCCACTTATTCAGTATAAGCATAGGGCTTGCTTTTTCTATGTTAACGAATATCTATATCCGGTCACTTCCAAGATACAATTAGACTATTAACTCGATAAAGAGAAGAGGATTATAATGAGCTCGTCAGAAAACCAGAATGGCTGCTATCCGGAAACATCAAATTTACCGCTGCAATCAACTTCGCCTCAAACCGCAGCACAAACACAGTATGGACAAGTTCCATACACACCCCAGCGGCTGACGCCGCAGTCGGAATACCAGATACCTTCCCAGCGTAGTCAGCATAAGAAACCGGCACGCACTATCACGTTGAAGATATGGCAGTTCGTCCTTTGTCTTTTAGGAGCCGCGGCTGCGAGCCCTCTCCTGATTATCGTGATTGCGGGATTCGTGATAATGATTCAGGGTTATACGGGAGCGGTATCTTCTCCTACGGGCACCATCGGCAAGATAGCCAGCGAATGCGATGTTCCCGTCAACGAGGGTGGGGAGATCGTATACCAATTCAGAACCATGGGCGCGCAAGACCAATTCGATAAGGGGATATGCGTACTCGATAAATATCCAGGTGGAGAACCCGATTATGCCACCAATACGTCGGGGTCATTGGAGAAGAACGGCGTCATTTACGAGTGGTCGGTTCTTATAGATGATGAGAGCGCTCTCGGCGCCGATTATATGGCTACCTTATATATCCATGAAAAATAACAAAATGGTCTCGTTCTCCTGTATTGGAGGACGAGACCATTGCGTTTGCATAAGAAAGTGCCGTGGTCCTGTTACGGGCCACGGCACCTGACGCATACCAGACGCTCACCATCTAAGTATGTTTTGCTTATTTCGGTTGGTTATTAACGTTTCATGAGACACTTCAATTATGCTTGGCGACACGCATGGTGTCAATTTCGGTCCTGACCAGTGCCCAACCCCCACCACATGAACCATCGACGGTATCTGAGCGCGTTTTCGCCTCTTGAAGTTCGAGTTTCTGAAATTCGTCGGATACTTGTGTGGCGTCGTCCTGTTCATTCTCAGGCGGTACATCCGTGGTGACATCATCGGGTATGACCTCTGAAGAGCTGAGAACAGAATCGATATCGCCGGTCATCAGATTGCCAGATACGGGTCGAAGGTATGGTCATCGGCCATGTCACGGCTACCGACGAATCGTTTGCTCTCGGCATTGGCCTTGCTCCATGCGGAACCGGGGATGTGCGTGATGCGGGACAATTGGACTGCGGTGTAGTTCTTCATGTGGGACCAGACCTCATCGAGGGCCTGCTTCAACGGAGGGTTGGAATCCTCGTTCGCCGCGTATGCGTTGCCTCGGGCGTCGCGCGCATAACTGGTGATGGGACTGCCGCCGAATCCCTTGAACTCGTCGTGCACACTGCGGACCACAGGCCCGTACTTCCATGGCTGGAACGATTCGGTCAGGAGCCGCACACTGGTGTTCCGCTGGTACAGACATGTGACGAAGAACAACAGTTTCTGAAGTTTCATGGGGGAGACCGGAATATTGTCCCTGAACGCGCGGACGAGAATGCTGTTCGCCACCAGTTCCGGGTTCATACCGGTGCCGGGAAGACTATCCTCTGCCATACGGCCCCACCTCCTATATTTCATGGTATCAACGAGGGTGTATGCGTGATCGGGCGCTTCCACGCTCAGGCCTTCCATTCGATCTGTTTCAGGTCGAGCTTGTCGCCTATCGTCTCCATGCCCTCGAACAGTTCCTCCTTGGGGACGCGCCGATAGTATTCGCTCATGGCAAGCGACGAATGGCCGATGATGCGCTGTATCTTGCCGGGGTCAACCCCCATGCTGAACAGGAGGGAGACGACCGAATTGCGGCACTCATGCCCGTATCTCGTCTCGGGGGAGGGGACGCCCGCCTTTGCGAGCAGCGCGCGGAACGAGATGATGTCATCGTTCTTGTCGATGGGGGTGCCGTCCGACCGGTGGAATATAAGCCCATACGGGTTGGGTTCGTCCTTCACCGCCTCAAGATACCGATGCACGACCGTGCCGAGCTGGGGGATTATTGGCACGATACGACCTGTATGCGATTTGGGTCGGGTGAGGAACCATCTGCCGCTCAACGGAATCATGTCAAAGCCCACCGGCACGTCCGGTATGCCCGAAGGACAAAAACGGCCCTGCTTGTAGCCACAAGGGTACCGGCCATCCCTGTCGGGGGAACCGCATCCATGCAAACGTCTGACGGCCTCCAGCTTCCAATTGACCGTGTAATAGCCCTCCCACATGGTCGAACCGTTCGCCTCGCACGGGAACAGGGAAAGGTCGTCGAGGCTGGCACCCAGTATCTCGCCCTGCCTCATGCCGGTGAGGATACGCCACCATTGGCGGGTGCCGTCGCGGATGTCGGATGAAGCCTCGCGCAGCATGGCGAGAAGCTGCTCGTCGGTGAACGAATCATGGGGGCGTCGTGCAACGAGCTTCGGGTCTTTCCCTGCCGGTCGTTCCACCGCGTCCATGGGATTGGTGGGTATGAGCCTGTCGGCCACCGCCGCCTTCAGCACCATGTTGAGGGTATTGTACAGGTTCTTCTTGCTGCCTATGGACGCCTCCCCGCCATCGCGCAGCTTCATGCCCTGTATGATTCTGCGTGCGACGCTGGGCGTCACCTCCGTCACCCTGAGCGACGGATAGTTGTGCAGGTGCGCTATCATCGCCCGATACCCGTTCCTCGTGGCCGGGTCGATGAGGTCTTTGTGTCCTTCATACCATTGCTCGGCGTAGTCGGCCAGCTTCGTGGAGCCACCGGACACCAGACCCCAGGTGACTTTCTCCTTGAGCGCTTTTGCTATCTTCGCGTCGCATTCCTTGTATGTTTTGGCGGACACCCATTTGCCGTCCACTTTGGCGTGCCAGCCGGCATAGGTTTTCACGCTGCCGTCCTTGAGCCTCTTCCGGGTCTCGTATTTGATCGGGTAGATGGCTCCGCTTTTCCTGATTCTTGGCAT